CGTGCTAGCTCGCGGCGGGGAGAGAGACAGCCCGGACGCACTCCGCCGCCCGGTTCGACCAGCGTGACGAGTCGGTGACCCCCGGGGTAGGTGGGTGACAAGAGGGGCCACCAGTGAGCGGCTGCGTTCTACTGTGAGCGCGAGTGAGCACGAGCGCCGCGACGACCGACGAGCCGGCTCCATGGGAGCGCCAGCCCGGCGAGTGGGCGAGGGCGCACGCTGCGTTCCGGATCTTCCGTGACCTGCCGCCGGCCGAGCGGCGTGTCGAGGCCCTAGCCGAGCAGACCCAGATGTCGGTGCGCCAGCTGTACGCGTGGGCGGCGCGCTGGGACTGGCGGACCCGGGCCGAGGCGTGGGACGACGAGTGCCACCGGGTCGAGGACCAAGAGCGGCTCGACGCCATCAGGTCGATGCACGCCAACCACCGGCGCGCCGGACGGGCCGCGATGCTCAAGGCGCTCCAAGCGCTCAACGTGTTGGAGCCCGGCGCGATGCCCGCCAGCGCCGTCGCCCGGCTGCTGGAGCTCGGCGCCCGGCTGGAGCGCAACACCCTGCTGGTGTCGGTCGAAGAGCTACAAGGCGTGGACGGCGACGGTGAAGCCGAGGACCCGTGGGAGCGGATCGCTCGTGAGCTTGACCCTGACGCCGGCTGAGCTAGCGACCCCGCGCTGGGGAACACCACGCCGGCCCGAGCGCCCGACCCGTGGCGGCGTTGACGCCCGGGTGGCCGAGATGCTCGGCTGGTCCTACTTCGGGTGGCAGACCGACGCCGCCGACGTGGCCGGCGAGTACCACGTCGTGACCCGGCTGCCGTACTACCGCACGGTCGGGATCGGCGTTGCCCGCCAGAACGGCAAGACGACCCTCGTGTGCGTGCGGATCGCCCGCCAGCTGATCGTCCGCCGCCAGACCGTCGCCTACACCGCGCAGGACCGCAGCATCGCGACGACGAAGTGGGCCGAGCACGTCGAGATCCTGATGGCCACGCCCTTCGCCGAGCACGTCGCTCGGGTGGACCGCACCAACCACCGCGAGATGCTCGTGATGCACAACGGCTCGCGCTATATGCCGGTGACGCCTTCGACCAAGAAGGCGGCCCGCTCCATGAGCGTGGACCTGGCCGTCATTGACGAGGCGCACGCCCACCCGACGATGGGCGTGGTCGGCGCGCTGCAGCCGACGATGGTGGCCCGGCCGCACGCGCAGCTGTGGGTGCTGAGCAACGCCGGCGACATGGACTCGGTGCTGTGGCGCCACTACACCGACATCGGCCGGGTCGAGGTGGACAACCCCAACTCAACGGTCTGCTGGATCGAGTACGCCGGCGCGCCCGAGGCCGAGGTGTGGGACCGCCAGGCGTGGCGCGAGGCCAACCCGAGCATGGGCCTGCCGGGCGGCGTGACCGAGGCCGGCCTGGCCGACGCCGCCACGACGATGGACGCCGACACCTTCCGGCGCGAGCACCTCAACGTGTGGGTCGATCTGAGCCAGGTCACCGGCATCGACGCCGTGACGTGGGCGCAGTGCGCCGACGACGAGGCCGTGCCCGGCGAGACCGTCGCCCTCGGGCTGAGCTTCACGCCCGAGCGCGACCGAGGCGGCATCGTGGCCGCCGGCAACCTCGACGGCGTGACGCCGCTGGAGGTCATCGAGCACGGCGCCGACCTGGCCGCGCTGATCAAGCGCACCGGCGAACTCGCCAACAGCTGGGGCGCCACCATCCTGATCGGCCGAGGTGACCCGGCCGCCTCGGCGGTGCCGGCCCTCGAGCGGGCCACCGCCTACGGGCCGCCGACGCCGGTGCACAACCGCCTCGGGCGCATCACCGGCGGCGAGCGCCAGCACCGGGTGCGGGTGATCAACCTGCCCGACGAAGTTCGGGCCTGCGGCGAGTTCCACGACGCCGCCGTGCACCGGCGCCTGACCCACCGCGACGACTACCGCCTGAACGACGCCGTGGCCGGCGCGGCCAAGCGGCGGGTCGGTGACGCGTGGATGTGGCGCCGGCGGGGCAAGGCCGACCTCAGCCTGCTGGTGGCCGCGACGCTGGCGCGCTGGGGCGTGATCACCTCGCCCGAGCCGCCGCCGCCGGCCCGGGCCACCGTCCATAGCCCGGCCACCCGGCGCGTGCCATCATCGCCCCGATGACCGAGCCCGAGTCGTTCACCTGCCCGCGCTGCGGGCGCACCTCGCACCATCCCGACGACGTACGCGAGGGCTACTGCGGGGCCTGTCACGACTGGACGGGCGAGCGCCGGCGGTGAGGGTCTGCTTCGACGTCCACGGCGGCAACGAGGCCGAGCTACTAACCGAGGCCCACCGCATCCTCGACTCGTTCAGCGAGGGCAAGCGGTGGAACCTCGACATCACCGCGCACGCCGAGGTCATCGACCACGACGACACGGTGCGGTCGTGGCGCGGCGAGGTCGAGGCGTTCCACGAGGACCCCGAGTGAGCGCGCCGTGCGATTGGGACCACGAGAGCTACTGCGTCGAGCCCGGCTGCCACCGGCCCGCCAGCCACCGGCGGCCGGTCGGGGCAACCACGGTCGCGCACAGCATCGACCCTGACGGGCTCGCCAGCGTGGTCGAGCTGGTGTGCTGCGGGCACGCCGAGGGCGACGAGTGAGCCCGGCGCCGGCGTGGCTCGTGGCCGTGCTCGCCGTCGTGGCCGTGTACCGCCTCAGCCGGTTGGTGACCGGCGACTACGTGACCCGGCCGATGCGGACGTGGGTGAACGAGCGCTACGGCGAGAACCGCCTGAGCTACTTCGTGACGTGCGACTGGTGCGTGTCGTTCTGGGTTGGAGCTCTCGTCGCGCCCGTGGTCGTGTGGTGGGGCGACAATCGGGCGGTGCTCGCCGGCCTGCTGGCCCTGACCGCCTCGGCGGTCGCCGGCCTGCTCGCCAGCGTCGTTGAATAATCCCCGGTGAGTATGTTGCCATTCAGTTATGCGCCGGTGGATACTACGGGCATGACACACAGCGAGCAGCCCATCAAGGTGGCCGCGCCGGAAGTCCGGCCCGGCGACCGCCTGTGGGTGACCGGGCCCGGCGTCGAGCCGTGGGCCGGCCCCCACATCTCACGGGTGGAGATCACCCACACCTTCGTCACCATCCACACGTGGAACGGCGGCGAGGCCATCTTCGGCGCCGCCCAGAGCGTCGAGGTCGTGCGATGAGCGTGGCCAAGGTCTTCACCGACTGGAACGGCATCGACGTGCTCGCCAGCGCGCCGACCGTCGAGGTCAAGGGCCGCAACCTTCGGGCCGGCATGGTGCTCGTTGACGACCTCGACACGCCGGTCGCCGGCCTCGACCACCGGGTCAAGGGCCTGCGCAACTCGGGCTGCGTCGCCTTCCTCGTTCACGACCTCGTGCACGGCGGCTGGCACCGCCACGACTTCCACGCCAACAAGCCCTTCAAGGTCGTGGCCCGATGACCGGAATAATCGCCGGTGAGAATGTTGCCATTGAATACCCGCCGGTGGATACTGAACTCATGAACAAGACCGCAACCTTCACCGACCACACCAAGACCGAGCTGAGCGAGACCACCATCGAGACCGCCCGCGACAGCCAGGGCCGCCTCTGGACGATGGTCTCGACCTCGTGGGGCGAGGACACCGTGATCACGCCGGCCGGCGAGCACGTCAGCTACGACCCGTGGAGCGCCGAGCCCGCCGTCGAGGCGTTCGTCGCCTTCCTGATCGAGATGGTGTGACCGTGAGCACCACGATGACCCACCAGGCCACCGTGCCCGCTCGGGTCGCCGCCTACTTCGGCGGGCCCTTCGACCGCGACGACCACCCGGTCATCGCTCAGGCCTTCAAGCCCGGGCGCGGCTGGACCCGCTACCCGATCCGCAAGCGCGTCAGCGCCAGCTGGCTGCGCAAGATGCGGGCCGAGGGCTACACCGAGGTCGCTCTGGCCTGCCGGGGCCGCCTCGCAGACTTCACGATCACCGAGGCGCTGCGGCCATGACCGACCCGACGTGCGACTGGTGCGAGCGGCCGGCCACGGTCATCACCCGGCACGACCGGCCCAACACCGGCACCCTCGTGGCTTACTGGTGTGACGAGCACCAGCCCGTCCATCAGCTGCGGTGCGCGACGTGCGCTCGTGCGCTCACTGACCGCGCTGACTACATCGACGTGGCTGACGACGACGACGGCTCGGTCGTTGCCGTGTGCGTCAGCTGCGCGGCGCTCAGGTGAAATTCCACCGGCGGATATGTTGCCATTCAATAAGCGCCCGTGGATACTGAACTCATGAACGCAATCCACAACACCGACCTGGCGGGCAAGACCTGCACCGTCGTGGTAGGCGGCGACGCCTACTGGTGCGGCAAGCCCGCCGCCACCCTGTTCGTGGGCCGCTCGGGTGTGACCTACTACGAGTGCGCCGAGCACGCCTACGTGCCGGCCACTGAGCCCGCCGTCGAGTCGCCGGCGCACCCGCCGACCCGCACCACCCGGGCCTACGTGCTCGTGTCGGTGGCAACGGGCAAGATCGTGGGCTACGCCGATTCCAAGGGCGTCGCGACGACCCGTCGGGCCCGCCGGCTCGGCGCCGAGATCGTGGCGGTCGTGCGATGAGCAAGCTCACGACGACCGCCACCTACGTCAGCGTCCTGCGCGGCGCCAACAACCGCTGGCGAGTCGCCTACCGCGCCGGCTCGATGATCGTGCACCACGCTCTCGCCAACGGCACCGCCGACGAGGCCCGCGCCGAGGCCGAGGCCCTGTTCGGGCCCGAGGTCGCCGTGTGGGTGCCCTCGAGCGGCGAGCCGATGCCGACGGCGCTGCGCCTCGTTGGCTGAAATATTCGCCGGCGAGTATGTTGCCATCTAATACCCGCCCGTGGATACTGGTCCTCGTGAGCGCAACCACCACCATCGAGACCGCCGACCGGCGGGGAAGGGAGGCCCAAGTGGCCGTCATCCGCACATACGAGACCTTCGAGGTCGTCTGGACCGACGACGAGGGCTATCGCTCCACGTGGGACAGCCGCGAGGCTGCCGAAGCTCAGGTCGCCTACGCGGCCGAGCACGGCTCGGGCCGGCGTGGCGAGGTCGTTCGCAAGGCCTTCGAGGTCGAGATCGCAGCTGACCGGCTGCACCTCTACCGGCCGGGCGTGGCCGAGAGGGCTGCGTGACCGCCATGCGCAAGGTGATCGACATGAACACCGCCGAGGGCTGCGCCGCGTGGATGCGGGAGCTGCCTACCGACAACCTGCGCGCTATTGCCGCCCGCCCGATCTTCGTCTGCGAGGCCGGCAGTAATGCCCTGCTTGTTGCCAGCGCTGATGCTGAGCTGATTCTGAGGGGCGAGCAATGACCGCCGCCCAAACCAAGCGAGGTCGAGGCCGGCCGGCCATCGGCCAGGTAGTCGAGCTACGGCTGGCGCCCGAGGCGCTGACCAAGATCGACAAGCTGGCCGCCAAGCACAAGCTGCCCCGCGCCGAGGTCATCCGCGCCCTCGTCGGCATCGGGCTCGAGCACTCGCCCCGCAAGCTGGCAGGGTTCTGAAATACCACCGGCGGATATGTTGCCATTCGCATAAGCGCCGGTGGATACTGAACTCATGAACGCAGCAGTGAAGCCCGCAGTGAGGCCCGGCCAGCGGGTCGCCGGCACCATCAAGGGCCAGGCCTTCGACGCCTGGGTCGAAGAGGTCAAGTTCCTCAACCGCAAGTGGATCATCGCCCTCCACGCCGACCAGCACGTCAACCTCGGCTCGGGCTTCGTTCGTGACTTCCGGATCACGGCCGCGACGGTGCCCGACCTGCACGTGACGGCGGTCGCCCGATGACCGGCATCACCGAGACCCCGCGCTGGCTGCGGATCACCTACCGCGACCCCGACGGCAAGCGCCGCACCTTCACCGGCATGGTTCGGCTGGAGGCCGGGCGCATCCGCGGCGAGCGCCGCGACGACGTGAAAGACGGCATCGCCCTCAACCTGCTGATCGGCTCGCCGGCCGACGTGCTCAAGGTCGACTGACGCCGAAGCGCTCGGCCGCGGTCGCCATGAACCCGTCGAGGTCGTAGAACTCGGCGCCGGCGAGCTTGTCGCCCGGGTGCGACGGCAGCCGGCCCACTACGTCGGCCACGGCCAGCAGGTCGTCGGCGCTCAGATAGCCGAGCGGGTCGCCCCACAGCGTGGTGTCGCGTTCATCGAAGAGCCACGAGCGGCCCTCGGCGCTGTCAAGGGCGGCACGAAACGCCGGCGAGTGCTCGGCCATCATCTCGGCGCTGTCGGGCGTCATCAGCGGCGGCAGCTTGATCGGCTCGGGGCACAGCACGCCGACCTCGACCGTCGCCGGCGCCTCGATGAACGGCTGGTTCTCGGTCTCGCGCCAGCCGGGGATGACGCCGTGGTAGTCGTGGTTGCTGCTGTAGGTGCCGCCGCCCCAGATCACCGACAGCTGCCAGCGGTTCTCGAAGGGCACCGTCGCGGCGCGGGTCCTGATGGACACATCGGTGTAGTCCCACTGGCGCACCGGCCACCGGGCGCGCCTACCGCTGACGCCGGCCACCACCAGCCAGCCGATGCCGCGGTCGTCGGTGTCGTAGCAGACGCCGGCGCGGCGCACCCGGGCGGGCCCGTAGCGGATCACCGCAGGTTGAGCCGGGCCTCGGCCACGGCGGTGGAGAGCGACTGGCAGATGAGCCCGCGCCGGTCGCACTCGGCCACGATCTCGGGCGCCGTCGCTAGGGCCCGCACCTCAGCCAGCCCGTTCATGCGCAGCTCGATGGCGATGCGCAGCTCGTCAAGTTCCTCGTCGTTGAGGGCCGGCAGATTGACCAGGCCGCTCACGACGCGCCGCTAGCTCGCGTCATGGCCGCGACCCTAGCGAGCCCGAGGTCTACGCTGCCGCTCGTGGCCCTTCGCCGGCGCCCGACGACCCCGTTCCGAGCCTCGATGGTGGCGTCGGCATCCGTGATGACCCATCGCCCCGAGGGGCTGCGCCGCCAGGCGCCGACCGAGGACTGGCAAGCCCGGGCGTGGGAGTTCTTCGACTCGGTGGGCGAGCTTCGCTTCGGCGTGCAGTGGAAGGCCAACGGCATGAGCCGGGTCAACCTGATCGCCGCCCGGGTGCCCGAGCACCTTGGCGACGAGCCCGACGAGATACTGCCGCCGGCCGACGGCGAGGCGCTGGCGCCGGCCGAGGCCGCCGCGCTCGACCTCGTGGCCGCCATGGCCGGCGGGCCCTCGGGCCAGGGCCAGATGCTCGCCCACCTCGCCACGCTGCTCAGCGTGCCCGGCATCGGCTACATCTTGATGGAGCCGGCGATGGTGGCGACCGGCGCGGTCATCGACATCACGCCGCCGCCGCTGCCCAACGGCGACGACGAGGCGGCGCGGGAGCCCGAGCCCGACGAAACGTGGGTCTGGCAAGTGCTGTCGGCCGACGAGCTGCGCGCCGAGCGCGGCGTGTACGAGGTTCAGTGCGGCATTGGCGACTGGCGTGAGCTTCACGAGGACTTCGTGCTCGTCAAGGTCTGGAACCCTCACCCGCGCTACTCGTGGCAGCCCGACAGCCCGTGCCGGGCGGTCACCACGGTGCTCACCCAGATCAGCCTGCTTGACGCCCACGTGTCAGCGACCGCGCAGAGCCGCCTCGCCGGCGCCGGGCTGCTGGTGCTGCCGGCCGAGGCCGAGTTCGTGCCGCTGCCGAGCACGGCGCCGGCCGACGACGACGAGAGCGAGCCGACCGAGGACGACTTCGTGGACGTGCTCGTGACCGCCATGACCGTGCCCATCGGTGACCGAGCCTCGGCCGCCGCGGTCGTGCCGCTGACCGTGCGCATCCCCGGCGAGTACGCCGACAAGGTCAAGCACATCACGTTCTGGAGCGACTTCTCCGAAGCGCTGCTACCGCTGCGGGAGGCCGCCGTCGAGCGGCTGGCGCTCGGGCTCGACATGCCGCCCGAGGCGCTGACCGGCGTGGCCGACGTGAACCACTGGACGGCCTGGCAGGTTCAGGAGTCGGCGGTCACGCTTCACATCGAGCCGATGGCCGAGACCATCGTGCACGCCAGCACCATGGGCTACCTACGGCCGGCGCTGCGGGCGATGGGCTTCGGGGCCGAGGCCGACCGGCTGCTCGTGTGGTACGACACCACCGACCTCACCACGCGGCCCGACCGCTCCGACGACACCATCGCCGCCTACGACCGCATCGAGGCCAGCGGCGCCGCGCTACGGCGCGAGGCCGGGCTGAGCGAGGCCGACGCGCCCGACGATGCCGAGGTGCGCCGGCGCATCCTGGTCGAGATTGCCAAGGCGCAACCGTTGCTGACGACCCAGCTGCTTCGGGCGGTCGGCATCGACGTCGTGACGCCGCCGGGCGACGCCGGCGAGGGCGCCTGGCCGATCCCGCCGCCGGGCGCGCCCGACCAGCCCGCCGACGGGCCGCCCGACCAGCCGGCCAACGGCGAGGCCAGCGCGGTCATGTTGGAGGCGTGCGACGCCCTGGTGCACCGGGCGCTCGAGCGGGCCGGCACCCGGCTACGCAGCTCGGCCGCCCGCAAGCTCGCCGGCGGCACGTCGGCCATCGAGTGCGACGATCCGGCGCGCTTGCACGTGGAGCTCCAAGGCGTGACTGGCTTCGCCTCCATCGACCACCTGCTCGCCAACGCGTGGACCCGCGTGCCCGACGTGGCCGTGCGCCTCGGTCTGGACCCCGATGCGCTGACCGTCACGCTCGACACGTACACCCGGGCCCTGCTGGCGACCGGGCACGCTCATGACACCGACCGCCTGGCCGACGCTCTCGGGCTGTCGGTTCACGCGTGAGCATGAACGGCGCGCCGGCGGGCACGGGCTAGCGTTGCCGCCCGATGCCCTGGCATACCGAAGAAGGGCACGAGGGTTGCCCCGATGACCGCCCGTGGGCGGTGGTCAACGACGACACCGGCGAGGTCGAGGGCTGTCACGCCACCGAGGACGAGGCCAACGCGCAGCTGGACGAGCTGAACGCCGCCGAGGACGACGCCGGCGACGAGCCCGCCGCCGAGCCGGCGGTCGAGGCGAGCGGCAACAGCTTCCACACGCTGATCGTCACTGAGGGCGTGTACACGTGCGACGACCGCCTGTTCACCGAGAACTCACTCACCTGGCGTGAGCCGCCGCTGCCGTTCATGGCGACCGATGAGTCGCCACACGGCGACGGCACCGTCGCCAAGGGCGCCAAGCTCGTGGGCAACATCGAGCGGGTGGAGCGCCGAGGCGCAGAGATACACGGGTGGGGCGACTTCATCGAGGCGCCCGACGAGGACGCCGCCTACCTGATCACGCTCATCCGCGCCGGCGAGCTACCCACCGTGTCGGTGGACGCCGCCGCCACCGAGTTCGAGGTTGACCTGTACGACGACGAGATCACCGAGGGCGAGGGCGTCGTCACCATCGGCGTCGGGCGCATCGTTCAGCGGGTCACCGAGGGCGAGGTCCTCGGCGCGACGGCGGTGCCGTTCCCGGCACTTGACGGCACGCTGATCGAGGTTCTGGCCGTCGCCGCCCGCGAGCCCTTCGGCGCGGTGGCGGTGCACCACACCGGCACGACCACCGACGAGGCGTGGGACGGCGCGGCCGAGCAGGCCAAGCTCGCCTCGCCCATGCCGCTCGACCGGGCCCGGGCCATGTACGCCTGGTTCGATGACGACTCGGTGGAGAACGGCGAGATCGCCAAGGCCAATTGCAAGCTGCCGCACCACATGGTGAGCGACGCCGGCGCGCCCGGGGTCGCCAACATGCGCGGGGTCGCCGCCGCCATGGCCGCGCTCAACGGCGGGCGCGGCGCCGGGCCGGGCGTGGACCTCGGCATCCCGACCGACGACCGCCAAGGCGTGTACGACCACCTCGCCGCCCACTACCGCGACGCCGACATGGAGCCGCCCGAGCCGAACTTCGCCGTGCTCGCCTCGGCCGCCGTCGAGGTACCCGTCGAGCCGCCGGCGAGCTGGTTCGATGACCCGAGGTTCTCCCAAGCGATGCCTCTGACCGTGAGCGACAGCGGCCACGTGTCGGGCCACGTCGCCACGTGGGGCACCTGCCACATCGGCTACGACGGCGCCTGCCTCATGCCGCCGCACAGCCCGAGCAACTATGCCCGCTATCGCACCGGCGAGGTTCGCTGCGCCGACGGCTCGCGGGTGGCCACGGGCCGCATCACCGTCGGCGGGCTTCACGCCGCCCGCAGCATGCGGGCCGCCGAGGCCGTCGCCCACTACGAGGACTGTGCGCTGGCGGTGGCCGACGTGGCCGCCGGCGAGGACGCGCACGGCATCTGGGTTGCCGGCGCGCTGCGCCCGGGCGTGAGCCCTGAGCAGCTGCGCGTCGTCATGGGCACGCCGCCGTCAATCGACTGCCGGGGCTTCGGGCGCGACCTCGACCTCATCAACGTCCACCTTGTCAACGTGCCCGGCTACGTGACGCCGCGCTACAGCTTCCGCATGGACGGCGCGCTCGTCGCCTCGGCCATCATCTCGACGCCCATCGACCAGCCGTTCCCCGTCGCGGCGTCGGTGATCGACCTCGTTCGTGACCGCCTCGCCGCCTCCATCGGGCGGTCACTTGACCAGCGCAGGGCCGAGCTGGCGGCCCGAGTGCACGCCGGGTGATGGCTCGCTGCGGCCATTGCGGCCAGTCGCGCAGCGGCGACGTACGCCGGGCGCCGGCGCAACCCGATGCCGCCGAGCGCCGAGCGCTACTGGCCGCCGCCCGGCCGGCCTACGCCGTCGAGCGCCAGGGCCGGCGGCCCAAGAGGTTCTCAACGCTGATCGCCGCCCAGGACTACGCCCGGCGCACCGGCGGCGCGGTGCGCTCGCTCTGACGCCGCGCCGGCGGTCTAGCCAGAGCTTGCACACAGCCGAAATTTGAGGCCCAGCGGCGCCGCACGGCGCTCGGGCCCACGGTGACGGCGGGCAAACGGCACAGGGCCCGTGAGCGCTCGGTATGCACACCGCGCTGACACCCCCGTGGTACTGTTCCCGCCCGAACCGACCGACTGCTGATGACTGAGGTCGGGCGTTCCGGGCTGATGTCTCGGTCGCACCTAGTAGTTCCGACATCTAGGGAGCACCGATGGACATTCCCGAGGACCTGAGCCAGCTCAGCGATGACGAGCTGAACAGCTTGGAGGAACAGCTGGTCGCCGCCTTCGACCAGCTGAACGAGGACGGCAGCCGGGACCTTGCCGAGCTGACTCGGCTGGCCGACGGGATCGACGCCGTGCGGGCCGAGCAGGCCGGGCGCGTCGAGGCCGCCGAGCGCGAGCAGGAGCAGGTTCAGGCCCTCACCGAGCGGGTGCACGGCTCAACCGAAGAGCCCGAGCCCGGCGAAGAGCCCGACGAGCCCGACGAGCCCGAGGCTGAGCCCGACGAGCCCGAGGCCGAGCCCGAGGCGCAGGAGCGTGAGCCCGTCGCCGCCGAGGCCGAGCCCGTGGCCGCCGTCGCCGCCTCGGCGCGCCGGCGCCCGACCGCCCGGGCCGTGGCCGGCCGAGCGACCCGACCGACGGTTGCGCCGCCGACGCTGCCCGTCGTCATCACCGCCGCCGCCGACATTCCCGGCATCCCGGTGGGCGCGCCCATCGGGGCCGACCGCATCGGCCAGGCGTTCCACGACAAGGCCCGGGGTCTGAACGATCACTCGGCCATGGTGCCCGTCGCCCGGGTGCAGCGGCCGATCCCCGCCGACCAGTGGCTCAACGAGTCAAGCGCTCACAACGCCGCGCTGATGGAGCGGGTCGTCGGTGAGCCGACCGCCGTGTCCCTCGTCGCCTCGGGCGGCTGGTGTGCGCCGTCGGTGCCGCTGTTCGACCTGTTCTCGATCAACGACACCGAGGGCCTGTTCGACCTGCCGACCGTGGGCGCGCCGCAGGGCGGTGGCGTGCTCGTGCCCAGCTATTTCAGCCAGGCCGACGCCGACAACGCGCTGTGGACGTGGACCGAGGCCGACGACATCTCGGCGGTTGACGGCGACCCCACCAAGCCGTGCTACCGGGTGCCCTGCCCGACGTGGACCGAGTGTCGCCCGACGGCCTACGGCCTGTGCGTGATCTCGGGCAACATGCAGGACCGGGCGTTCCCGCAGCTGTCGCGCACCTTCGTGGACCTCGTGATGGCGGCCCACGAGCACCGGGTCAGCCAGGTCAAGATCGCCGCGGTCACGACCGGCGCGACGGCGGTGGCCTACGGCAGCGAGAACTCCGACGCCGCCGGCGACCTGCTGTCGGCCATCGGCCTGCAGGCGGCCGACTTGCGCAGCCAGTACCGCGCCGGGCGCACCCGTTCAGTGGACGTGGCGCTGCCCGACTGGACCATCGAGATGCTGCGGGCCAACGTTGCCAAGCGCGCCGGCGTGGACCTGCTGTCGGTCACCGACGCCGAGATCACCAGCTGGCTGACCACCCGGGGCATCCGCCCGCAGTTCCTCAGCGGCTACCAGCCGCTCTACGGCTCGGCGCCGGCGACCGACTGGCCGGCCACGTTGAAGTTCGCGATGTTCTTCTCGGGCGCCTACGCCGTGACCTCGGCCGGTGAGATCGACCTCGGCGTCGTGCGGGACTCGGTGCTCAACGCCGCCAACGACTTCACGCTGGCGTGGAGCGAGGAATGGTTCTGCGTCATCCGCCGGGGCCCGCTCGCCCGTGAGGTGACCGTGGACCTCGACGTGGACGGCGTGACGGCCTGCTGCGCCGCCGCGGCGCCGTGAGCAACGGGAGCTAAGGGCACCGAGGTAGCCAGATGAGCGACGTGACCACCGCCGACGTGTGGGTCAACGTTGAGCCGCCGCCGGTCGTTGACCGGCCTTTCGGGCTCTTCTCAGTCGCGCCGCCGAGCGAGCCCGACACGACCGACTGGCAGCTCGGTATCCAGTGGCGGCGCTCGCCCGGCTGCGTCACGGCCGCGTACACCCTCGACCCGTGCATCTCGGGCACGGCGGTCTCGCCGAAGGTGGACCTCGGCTGCCCAGACCTCAAGGCGTTCAAGCCCTTCACCGTGTACGTGTACCTCAACCGCTCGGGCATCCCGCTCGACGTGGTTCTGGCCGAGGTTGAGGCCGCCTTCAACGCCGCCGAGGAACGAGGCGTCGAGTCGTTCGTGTGGAACAGCGAATTCGACGCCCTCGCCACCGACGCCGGCACCTTCACCGATCCGCTGATCGCGCTCGGCGTCGCCGAACGCGAGCTGCGCAACCGCTACAACGGCATCGGGGCCATCCACACCGACAGCCTCGGGGCGACCCTGGTGGCCGACCGGCTGCGGGTCGAGGGCAACCACCTCGTCACCATGCTCGGCACGCCGGTTGTCGTCGGCGCCGGGTACGTGGGCGCGGCGCCGGCCAACACCGAGGTCGAGTACGTCGCCACCGGCGCGCTGGTCGTACGGCGGGGCGCCCGGGAGGTCCTCGAGGGCTTCGACCGCCAGGTCAACGACGCCCTGTTCATTGCCGAGCGCACCTACGTCGCCGGCTGGGACTGCGCCGCCGTCAGAACCACCGCCACGCTGGGAGGGCCGTAATGGCAACTCGCAAGATCAAGTCAGTCAAGGGCCGGGTCATGCGGCTCACCCGCCTGGACGAATGCGGCAACCCCGCCTACGGCGACGAGTGCGGCACCATCGTGACCGACGGGTTCATCTCGGTGACGCTCAGCGACGAGGTGGAGGCCGGCGAGGAATACACCCAGAAGAACGCGTGGGGCGACTTCTGCATTGCCGAGAAGGACGCCGACCGGCGCAAGTGGGTGAACGTCGCCATCCAGATGTGCGAGGTGGACCCCGAGGTGCTCGACCTCGTTGGCGGCGCCACGCCGGTCGTGGACGGCCAGGGCAACACCATCGGCGCCACCTTCGGGCGTGACCCGAACCCGAACAGCTTCGCCATCGAGGTGTGGACGAAGAAGGCCGGCTCGTCCGCTTGCGACCCCGGCTCAGGCGCGGCCGAGTGGGGCTACTTCGCCGTACCGAACGTGACCAACGGGTCAATCGACGGCGACATCACCATCGAGAACGGGCCGCTGACCATGGGGCTCAAGGGCGAGGGCCAGGGCGCCAGCGAGGGCTGGCTCGACGGGCCCTACGACCCTTCGCCGTTCCCCGCCGGCGCGACCTTCCCGCCCGACGACCTGTACGGCATCTTCATCACGACCACGGCGCCGCCCGACGTGACCGACGGCTGCGAAGCGCTCGGCGCCGCGCCCACCGCCGCCACCGGCGCCACCGCCGGCTCACCTGGCACCTGGACGCCGAGCGGCTCGACGCCGCCGGCTGACTCGGCCGGCGCTACCTCTGCCGGCGTCACCGCCAGCCCGGCAACGGCATGGACGACGGACCAGTACGTGCAGGGCTCCACGTCGGGCGTGGCCGGCGAGATGTACTGGAACGGGTCCGCCTGGACGGCCGGTCGGGCTACCTAGGCTGCGCTCGTGCCAGCGAGCCGCAGCTTCGCAGGACCGCCACGACGAAAGGGGCGCCGCATGGGCATCGCCGGCGACATGAGCAACATCTTGCAAGGCGGCGCGCCGACGGCGCCGGTCGTGCCCGCCACCGGCGCGACCGCCGGCGCGCCGGGGACGTGGACGCCGCCGGGCTCGACGCCGCCCGCGTCGGTCGCCGCGCTGGCCGCGGGCAGCGTGGCCGCCTCGCCGGCCACCGCGTGGACCACGGGCGAGTACGTGCAGACCGCCACCGCCGGCGCGGCCGGGCAGGCCCACTGGGACGGCGCGGCGTGGGTCTCGGGGCTCGCCACGCTCGAGGTCGGGGCCGACCCGAACGCGGCCACCGTGCAACAGGTCAAGGACTACGTGACCGCCCATCCCGACGAGCGCGACCGCATCCTGGCCGAGGAACAGGCGGGGCAAGCTCGGGTCACGCTCATCGACTGGCTGACCGCCTTCACCCCGTAGGGCCCCGATGACTTGCGAGCCCTGGCCGGTCTCCTGGCCGTGCGACACCGCCGACGTGGACCCGTTGCTGGTGACCTTGGCGCTCGACGCCGCCCAGAGCTTGCTGTGGGCGATGGGCGGCCGGCGCCTCGGCATCTGCACGTGGACCGAGCGCTACCGCCCGTCGTGCTCGTGCCCGGGCTGCTGCGTCGTACCGTTCCACGACGCCGCCGGCTGGCACAACCGGGCCGGCTTGCCGGCGATGTGCTGCCGCATCCTGCTGGCCCACCGCCCGGTGCGCGAGATCACGGCGGTCACACTCGACGGCGCGGCGCTCGACCCCGCCAGCTACGACGTGGAGGCAGCGGCGTGGCTGCGCCGGCGCGGGACGTGCTGGCCGTGCGCCGGCGAGTGCGACGACCCGCCGGTCGAGGTGACCTACAAGGCCGGCAACAGCCTGCCCGACGGCACCGCCGCCGCCATGGGCGAGGTGGCGTGCGAGTTCATCGCTGGCTTCACGAACAAGGTGTGCAAGCTACCGAGCCGCGCCGTGTCCATCGCCCGCCAGGGCGTCACCGTGCAGCTGGCCGACCCGGCTACGTTCGTGCGCTCGGGCCGGCTCGGGCTCCCCATCGCTGACGCCTGGCTCAGCGTGGTCAACCCCACGGGCCTGAGCCGCCCGAGCCGCGTCTACTCGCCCGACCTGGCCACGCGGGCCTGACGTGACCCTCACCGCGCCGGCGACCACGACGGTGACGCCGGCCGACGTGTGCGCCCTACTGCTCGGCCGGGTACGTGACGCGCTCGTCGTGTGCGACCGTGACGTGCAGACCGCCTATGTGGCCGCCGGCTCCGTGGCGTGGGACAACTGCTGCGGCCAGCTCGTCGTCGCGCCCGAGCGCGTGTACCGCACGGCGCGCTTCCCGACCGAGGGGCCCGACGAGAACGGCTGCTACGACGGGCTGATCGCGCTCGACGTCGTGGCGCTGCTGCTGCGGTGCGTGCCGGTGATCGAAGACGACGGCTCGGTGCCCGACGACCTCGAGCTGGGCGCGGCCTACTCGGCAATCCTGAACGACGCCGCCGTCATCTGGGACGTGCTGGCGACCGCCGAGCTGCCCGACTGGTGGGAGCGGGCCAACGAGTCCCAGACCTTCGTGGGCGCCGAGGGCGGCTGCATCGGCGTCGAGACCCGACTGACCGTGGGCGTGGACGGCGAGCTGTGGTGCGCCGAGTGCGCGCCGTAAGGTGGTAGCGATGACCGAGACCCAGGCGTGGATCCTCGTCGTAGAGGTGGGCGTCATCGCGCTGGCCTACCTCGCCGGCCTGATTCCTCGCCGGCGCCCGTAGGTGGCCGATCAAGTCACCGTGACGTGGAACCGCAGCGCGCTCGACAACCTGCTGCGGGCCCCGAGCGGCCCGGTTGGTCGGGACCTTGACCGGCGCGGCGCCCGGGTAGAGCAAGCGGCCCGCCGGCTGGCGCCCCAGCGCACCGGCGCGCTCAAGGCCAGCCTGCGCGAGCAGCACTTCACCGTCGCCGGCGAGCAGGCCGTGCGGATCGGCACCAACGTGCCGTACGCGCTGTTCGTGCACCAGGGCCGCCGCGAGGTCACCCCGCACCGGGGCCGCTACCTTCGCTGGCCCGCCGGCGCCGGCCGCAGCACCCGCACCGGGTACGTCTTCGCCCGCCGGGCCGGGCGCACCAAGGCCGTGCCCTACCTCCGCAACGCGATCACCGCCGCCCGCTAACGTCCGCGCTCATGGCGCGATACGTGTTCGGCAAGGCCATGGACGAGGGCGACGTGCTGGAGCTTCAAGGCGTGGAGTACCACATGCAGCCGATCGGGATGCGGGCCATGCGGGCAATGCTCGGCAAGCGCCAGATGATCGAGGCGGCCGAGCGAGGCGGCGGCACGCCCGAGCAGGTTGACGCGCTGATCGACCTCGTGGTGGCCGCGGTCGTACCCGACGAGCGGGACCGCCTGCGCGAGCACGTCGAGGACTCGGTTGACACGGCGCTGCTGGCCCAGGTCGCCACGGCCGTGATGCGGGGGATGAGCGACCTGGACCCTACGCAGCCAATGTCGTCCTCGAATGGGTCGTTGCCAACTGGAGCCACTTTGACGGCTGGTGCGGCGCCCACGCCGTCGATCCCCTTGACCTCCCCCTCCGACGTGTCCTGAACCTGTACCTGTTCGCCGTGCGGGAGTGGGCGAACGAGCAGACTCTCGACCGCATCGAGGCGGCGCTGGAGCCGCCCAACCGCATCGACCCCGACACCGGCGCGCCGATGTGGTACGGCTCGGACGAGGACGCGTGGGCCGAGTTCGAGCGTGAAGCCCGTACACCGTGAGCTAGCGATCTAGCCTTACGGCCGGCTCGGTCAGGCCGGAGGACCATTGGCCGGTACGACGATCGCTGAGGCGTACGTCGATGTCATCGCCCGCACCGACAAGGTGGGCAGCGAGGTTGACAAGGCGGGCGAGCGCGTCGAGTCGGCATTCAGGGAGGCGGCGACCGAGGCCGGCGAGGCGCTCGACCGTATCGCCGCCGGCGACCCGTTCTCGGGGCTGGCCGGCGACGCCCGGCGCGCCGGCGATGACGTTGACGGCGCCTTCACCGAGGCGGCCCGTCAGAGCGACCGGGCGCTGGAGCGCATCGGCGGCGCCGATGTGTTCGGTGAGGTGGGCGGCCAGGCCGAGCGCGCCGGTGAGGACGTTGAAGGGGCGTTCACCGAAGCGGCCCGCCAGTCCGACGCCCAGCTGGAGAAGATCGGCGGCGCGGACGTGTTCAGCGAGATCGGCGCCCAGGCCGAGCGCGCCGGCGAGCAGGTCGAGGACGCCTTCACCGAGGCGGCCCGCCAGTCGAACTCCAAGCTCGACACCATCAGCTCGACGGGCGCAGGGGTCGGCGGCGCGCTCAAGGGCGGCCTCGGCAAGACCATCGGGCTACTCGGTGGCGCGCTGGCCGGCGTTGGGCTGACGCAGTTTCTCAGGGACGCCGCCGGCGAGGCGCAGGGCGCCAACGAGGTCTTCGCCCAGACCCAGCAGCTCATCGAGTCAACCGGCGGCGCCGCCGGCAAGACCGCCGATGACGTGGCCGACATGGCGTCCAAGCTGTCACTCAAGATCGGCGTGGACGACGACGACATCATCGCCGCGTCCAACCGGCTGCTGAGCTTCCGCGACGTTTCCGGCGACACCTTCGACCGGGCCATGGCCTCGGCGGCCGACCTCAGCGCGGTGTGGGACAAGGACCTCGGGGCGACGGCCACCCAGCTCGGCAAGGCGCTCAACAACCCGATCAAGGGCATGACCGCGCTCTCCAAGGTGGGCGTCAAGTTCACCGAGGGCGAGCAGAAGAAGATCACGGCTATGCAGGAGGCCGGCGACATCGCCGGCGCGCAGGCGCTCATCCTGGACAAGCTGGAGAAGTCAAGCGGCGGCGCGGCCGAGGCTTCGGCCACCGGCGCCGAGAAGATCGCTACCGCGTGGGGCGAGGTCAAGGAGGCCATCGGCGGCGGGCTGGCCGGCGCCGTTGAGGGCATCTCGGGTCCGCTCGTGGAGACCTTCTCGAAGCTGGAACCGATGCTGACCAAGGTCGGGGACCAGCTCGGCGGCGCGCTCGGCACTGCGCTCGACGCCATCCTGCCCGCGGTCGAGCCGCTGATGGGCGTGCTGTCGGACGCCTTGGAGGTCATCGGCTCGCTCATCGAGGGCCTGGCGCCGGTCATCGCGCCGCTGTCCGACGCCCTGTCCCTGTTGGGCGACCTGCTGGGCGACGTGCTGGTGGGCGCGATCGACGCCGTGGCGCCGGCGTTCGAGACCTTGATGGAGGCGGCCGGCGAGATCATCAAGGTCCTCGGGCCGCCGCTGCAGAAGGTGGGCGCTGCGCTCGGCAAGGTGTTCGAGGCGCTGAGCCCGGTCATTGACGAGCTGGCCGGGCTGATCGGTGACGTGCTGGTGTCGGCCGCCGAGGCGCTGGCGCCGGTGCTCGACATCGTGGCCGACGTGCTGGTGCAGCTGGCACCGATCCTCGGTGACGTCGCCAAGCTGCTGGTCAATGCCTTGAAGCCGATCCTGCCCACGATCACCGACAACTTCAAGATGATGAGCGAGGCGGTGCTACCGCTGCTGCCGCCGCTACTTGACCTCATCACGCTCGTGTTGCCGCCGCTGGTCAAGCTGCTCAACCTCGTGCTGCCGCCAATCGTCAAGGTGGCGGCGGCGTTCCAGCGGGTCGTCATCATCGTGGAATCGACCGTGCTCAAGGCGCTGACCGGGCTGGTGACGAACCTCGACAAGGTGCCCGAGGCGTTCACCAAGGCGTGGGACGCCGTGGTGCGCTTCGTCAAGGGCGTCATCGAGTGGTTCGCCAAGCTGCCCGGGCGCGTCGGGCGTGCCCTGGCCGACCTCGGGCGCGAGGTCTGGGACCGGATCAAGACGATGGTGACCGGGGCCATGGAGCGGGTGCGGGAGTTCGTCGGCAACGCCGTGGAGTTCCTCGGCGGGCTGCCGGGCAAGGCGTTCCGCGCCCTCGGCAAGCTCGCCGGCCAGGTCGGCGCCCGCATCGCTGACATGGCGAGCAAGGCGATGGAGCGGCTGCGGTCGTGGGTCGGCAACGTGATCGAGTTCCTCGCCGGGCTACCGGGCAAGGCCTACAACGCGCTGCGCCAGCTGGCCGGCCAAGTAGCGAGTCGCATCGGGGAGATGGCGAGCAGGGCCCTGGAACGGCTGCGCACATGGGCGAGCAACGTGGTGGAGTTCATCGCCGGCCTACCGGCGAAGGCCTACAACGCGCTGCGGGCCCTCGCCGGGCAGGTCACGAGCCGAGTGAGCGAGATGGCGACCTCGGCCATCGACCGGCTGCAGACGTGGATCGGTAACGTGCGCGACTTCATTGCCGGGGTGCCCGAGAAGGCCTACAACGCGCTCAGCGGCCTCGCCGGCCAGGTCGCCAGCCGCTTCGGGGACATCTGGAGTTCGGTGTCAACCAAGCTCGACGGGCTGTGGACGAACATCAAGAACTTCGTCACCGGCATCCCCGGCCGGATCACCGACGCTCTCGGTTCGCTCGGCTCATCGTTCGCCTCGGCCATGGGCGGCGCGCTCAGGTCGGGATGGAACGCCGCGGTCAGCGCCCTGCCAGCGCTCAGGTTCGCGGGGTTCGACATCCCCGGGCCGGGACCGAACATCCCCGGCTTCTCCCTCAGCCTCGACTTCCTCAAGCTGGCGATGGGCGACATCGTGCCCGGCACACCGTTCGGCACCCTGGCCGCCGTCGGTGAGCGCAACCGGGCCGAGGCGGTCATCCCGATCACCCGCCCGCAGCGGGCCATGGAGCTAATGCAGGCCTCTGGCCTCGGCGCGATGTGGGACCAGGCCCGCGCCGGCGGCTACAGCGGCCCGCTGGTGTCGATGCCGGGCGCCGTGATTCAGGACGCCACCGACGCCGACCTCGTGGCGCAGCGCACGCTCGCCGCGCTCAACATGCGGGGCGTGGCGGCGTGATCACCTTGCACGACGACTCCCTCGGGGACCTGGCGCTGACTTGCGAGAACGGCTACGTGGTGACGAGCTTCCAACTCGGCACGCCGGCGGTGCGGGAGGTCGTGCACGAGCGGGCCCTGGCCGACGGGACCGTCGATGACACGCTGTACGTCGGCGCCCGAGCCGTCACCGTCGCCATGACCCTTGACCAGCGCGTGGCGCCGTTGCAGACCTTGCTCGACCGGCTCGTGCCGTACGTGTCGCCGCGCCGGCGGCCGACGTTCATCTGGACCCTGCCGGGCTCCGAGACCGAGCGTCGGGCGCTCGTCGTGCGCGGCGTCGATGCGCCCTTCGTGCTGGAGCGCCCAAAGTTCCCGCCGGTCGTGTGCCAATGGGTCGCGCCCGAAGGGCTCATCACGTCGGTCGAGGCGACGTGCGAGTGGATTCAGCCGTCGAGCGATGACGTGCCCGGGCGCACCTACGACGAGTGCGCGCTGGTGCCGAGCCCTGACCGGGTGGAGGCGACGACCACGACGGGCCGGTGCTACGACCGCATCTACCCGCCGGCCAAGCCTCGTGGCGGGCGCAACATCGTCAACGCCGGCAACGAGGTGGCCGAGTGGACCGCCGCCATCTTCGGCCCGATCACGAACCCGACGATGACCGTGAACGGCATCGTGGTGACCGTCACCACCACGCTGGCGCTCGGGGAGTCGGCAGTCATCGACACCCGCGAGCGCACCATCCTGCGCAACGGCGACCCGACCCAGAGCCTCTACGGGCTGAGCAACTACCAAGCGTGGTCGTGGGACCAGCTGCGGCTGCGGCCTGGTGAGAACAACATTCGCTACTCCGGCACCGCGATCACCGCCGAGACCTCGGCGGCGTTCTGCTGGCACGACACCTGGCGCTGACCGATGAGCCTCGCCGTGTCACCCATCGCCCCGATGGCGGCGGTGCCACGCGCCCCACTGTCCATCGCGATCGGCCCGTGGCGCACCGGGCCCGTGCAAGAGGTGGGCGAGTTCGACCAGGGCTCAATCTCGCTGACCCTCAACGACGGCCACCAGCTGACTTTCAACATGCCCGGTCGCTCGCCGGCGGCCCGGCTGTCCGACGGGCTGACCACCGACGTGTGGCTGTACGTGGACGACCAGCTCGCCGGCCGTTTTCGCATGCTGCCCCTCGCCCAGAGTTGGGGGCCCGCCGGCGAGGACTTCGTGGCGGTGACCGCCGTGAGCTACAAGCGGCTACTCGCCTGGCGCTACCTCCACGCGCCGGCGCCGACCTTCACCCAGATCGAGCAGGGTGACATCGTGTGGGCGCTGATCGCCCACGCCCAGGCGCAGGCCGGCGGCTCGCTCGGGCTCACCAAGGGCGCTACCGCCACCGGCGTCAAGCGCGACCGCACCGACTACAAGGTGGGCGACAACGTGCTCGACCTCGGGCTCAACATCAGCGCCGTCGAGAACGGCTGCTGGTGGGACGTTGACGAGGACGGGGTGTTCACCGCCCAGCCGTTCGGGGCCTTCCGAATCCACCCGACGCCGCTCGTGCTCGGCGCGAACGCGCTCAGCCTGGCCCGGGTGCCGACGCCGAGCTTCGCCAACGCAACGATGGCCTCGGGGTCCGACGAGCAGACCGTGCCCGTGTGGGTGCAATCGAGCACGGTCGCCACCGACCCACGGGGCCGCTGGGAGGTCGTGACCTCTAGCCCAGAGACCATCGTTCAGGCCACCCTCACCGAGCAGGCCCGAGGACTGCTGAACCGCAGCCTGCGCCCGCCGTCAGTCTGGACCGCCGACATCGAGCCCTACCGCTGGCGCACCGACTCGCCCTACCGCCCGGGCGACCAAGTTCAGGTCATCATCCCGCCCGACACCGCCGACGTGATCGGCGCGCCGGCGGGCTCGGTTACCGCGCAGGTCACCGAGGTGGCGGCCAGCTTCGACGGCCACGGCGCGCTCGCCATCTCGGTCACCGCCACCGAGGGCATCGCCGCGGTGGAAATCATGGAGGACGTTGCGTGAGGACCGCCAGCCGCACCCGTGACGAGGCGACCTTCCTCGCCCGCCAAGACAAGCGGCTGCACAGCCTCGAGCAAGTGGCCCACCGCCACACCGACGGCGGCGGCGACGGCGGCGGCGGCGACGCCGTGGACGAGGTGTACGTCGGCGCCGGGCCGCCGAACGACCCGACCGGGCTCGACCCGACGCTAGAGCTGTGGTACGACCCCGACGCCGAGGCTGAGCTGCTCCCCGGGCCGCAGGGCCCCGAGGGGCCCGCCGGGCCGCAAGGCGCCACCGGGCCCGCCGGGCCCACCGGCCCACAAGGGGCGACGGGCTCGACGGGACCGGCCGGCGTCAAGGGTGACACCGGAGCGACCGGCTCACAAGGGCCGCCCGGGCCAACGGGCTCACAGGGACCCGCCGGCCCGCAGGGCGCCACCGGCACGGGGATCACGATGCGGGGCTCGGTTGCCACCGTGGGCGCGCTGCCGCCGAGCGGCAACACTCAGGGTGACGCCTTCCTCGTCCAGGCCGACGACTCGCTACACATCTGGGATGGCACGGCGTGGGTGTCGGGCGGCTCGATCCAGGGCCCGCCCGGGCCGCAGGGCTCGATGGGCGCGCAGGGCGCGGTCGGCCCCGAGGGGCCAGCCGGGCCCGAAGGTGACGCCGGCCCGCAGGGCGTTGCCGGGCCCGCCGGCGCTCAGGGCCCGCAGGGCGAGGTCGGGCCCGCCGGCGCGGCCGGCGCTCAGGGCCCGAAGGGTGACACGGGTGACACCGGAGCGGCCGGGCCGCAGGGTGAGGTCGGGCCGGCTGAGGTGTTCGTAGGCGAGACCGAGCCGACCGACCCGACGGTGCTGCTGTGGTACAACCCGGTCGCGGCGTGAGGGGGAGCTGATGGGAGTGCTCTACGCCAAGGTCAACGGGGTCTGGGAGCCGGTACTCGGCGGCGTTGGCGACGAGTGGGTCAACATCACCGGCGACCACATGACCGGCCCGCAGGGTCTGTGGATCGACCAGGTGGGGGCCTGGCCGCCGGCCGCCGACAACGACGCCCCGCTGCGCATCGGCGGTCAACCGGGATCACCCCGCGGCGCGGTACACATGATCCTGGATTCCAACCGGATTCAGGCCCGCACCGGCGCGGTCAGTTTCACGCTCGGGCTGAACACGCTGGGCGGAGCCATCGACCTGGGCGGCGATGCGGTCGCTACCACCACGGTGATGTTGCGCGGGACCACGCCGACGGGCACGCCCTTGGTCTTCCTGGCCAACGGCCTCGAAGTAGGCCGGATGTTCCCCTTCGGCGCGGCCATCCCGATGGACCTCGTGATTCAGACCCACGCCACTCAGGCCCGCAACCTGGCCCTCCAGTCGGCCAACGACATCTCGCTTACGGCCGGAGGCAGCGAGACCGCCCGCGTCGTGTCCCAGGCGCTCCTCATCGGCAAGACCGTGAACACGATCGCCAATACGGGGCTCCAGCTCACCGCGGTCTCGGGCGGACTGTCGGGGTTCACCAACGACGCCCCCAACACGCCGATGATCGTCCTCAACAAGATCGTGCTCGGCGCGGGTCACGACTACATGCACTTCCGCAACAACAACACCACGATCGGCTCGATCACCCGCAACGCCCAGACGGCGGCGGTGCTCTACAACACCACCTCGGACTACCGGCTCAAGGACGACCGGGGACCGATCACCGATGGCATCGAGCGCATCAAGGTGCTCACCCCGCGACGCGTCGTGTGGCGCGACGACCCGGCCGCCACCGAGGTCGATGGCTTCTTCGCCCACGAGGTCGCCGAGGTAGTACCCGACGCGGTGACCGGCGACAAGGACGCCATCGCCACCGAGACCGACGAAGCCCGTGGGCTGACCGCCGGCGCCATCATTCCCCAACAGCTCGACGCAACCCGACTGGTGCCGCTACTGACCGCAGCGGTCAAGGAGCTGGCCGCCAGGCTGGAGACCGTCGAGGCCGAACTTGCCACCTTGAAGGGAGCAGCATGAGCTTCGCAACTCAGTCGCAGATGGCCGTGGACGCGGACTTCCTGAACCGCTGTACGTCGTCCGCGGCGACCGAGATCCACACCCTTGTGCCCGGCTCGCCTACGCAACCGCAGGCGTGGGTGTACCAGAACGCGTGGTTCCTAGCCGCCTCGCCGGGCTTCGACGCCAAATACGAGTCGGCTATCGCCGGCGGCATCGGACGCCCGGGCTGGGAGTCCTCGGTCATCACCGACGGTGACATTCTCTCGGCCGTTCAGGGCCTACTTGCCGACTACCCGCCGGCCCCGAGGCCGGCGGCGCCGGGAGCGTGACGGCGTGACCATCGCACCCGACCCGCCGCTGTACCTACAGAACGAGCAGTACCCCGCCCGCCTCGACCGCCAGCTGATCGCCGCCGTGCTGCCCGAGGGCATCGTGCGAGGGCTCGCCGTGTCGCCCAACACGCCGGCGCCCAACTACACCGTGCAGGTCGCTGACGGGATGGCGTGCGTGCACGGGGACGACGAGGACGACCAGGGCGCCTACCTCGCTCTGTTGCCCGAGCCGGCGAGCGTGACCGTTGCCGCGCCCGGCGGCATGAACCGCATCGACCTCGTGGTGCTGCGGGTCAACGACTCGCAAGCGGGCGGCGCCGCCGGCGACAACACGACCGTCGAGGTCATTCAGGGCACCGCGACCGCCGGCACGCCCGCCGCGCCGACGCTGCCGCCGACGGCGATCCCGCTGATGCAAGTGAGCCTCGTGCCGTCTACGACGGCGATCACCGCCGCCGAGCTGTCGGGGCTCGTGCGGCCCTTCGCCCGGGGCGTCGGCATCCTGGAGGAATTCGCCGGGCCGGTCGTCCCGACGTGGGCGCTGCCGTGCGACGGGCGCGCCGTGAGCCGCACCGACTACGCCGACCTGTTCTCGGTGATCGGCACGAGCTGGGGAGTGGGCAACGGCTCGACCACGTTCAACATCCCGAACTTCCGAGGGCGCAGCGCCGTGTGCCTTGACACCGCCGACACCCTCTTCTCGACCGTTGGCCGCCTCGGCGGCTCGAAGAACGCCGTCGTGGTCGCCCACACGCACCCGATCACCCACGACCACCCACCGATCAGCACCAGCTTCGCCGGCACCCACGACCACGCGTATCAGCGGATGGTGGAGTCGGCCACCAAGGGCGCCGGCTCGCAGAACGCCGGCACGTCGCTGGAGACCGTGCGCACCGGTGACGCCGGCAACCACCAGCACACCGCCAACGTGGCGCCCTTCACCGGCAACTCCGGCGCCGCCGCCGGCGGCGTGGCCGGCACCAACGCCAACATGCCGCCCTTCGCCGTCGTCAACTACCTCATTCGTATCTAAGCGAACAAGGGTGGCCGCCAGCTCGGTCGTGCGGCGACCACCCGGGGCCCGACGCTAGCGACGCCATCCACAGCGCCGGCGGCACCGCCGGCCTAGGCTGCGCGTGGCTCGGTCAACGCCGCAACAGGAGGTCCTCGGTGTCGGACGAGCCGAGCTTCGGTGATTGGGAGCCCGCTGACAGCATCGCCGCACCGTGCCCGGCCGACCCGCTGCAGGTTGCCCGGCGCATCCACGAGGACCGTGGCGCGGTCGAGATGCTCGCCGGCCACGAGCTGCCCCGCTGGCCCGAACTGACCGACGACGAGCGCGCTGTCGCCATCGACCTCGCCACCCGCGCCCTGGCCGGGCTCCACGACGAGCCGACCGCCGAGCGTGGCGCGCTCACCTTGCACAACGCTCAGCGCGAGCTGACCGAGCTAGCCGAGTGGGGCCAGCTCGACGCCGGCGACCAGGCCGTGGCGCTCGACCTGATGGGCCTCGTTGTCGCGTGGTTGGAGCTCGAGGGGACCACCGCCTGATGGGCAGCCTCTACCTCGACTGGCTGCCCGCAGCGCTCGATACCGCCGCCAAGGCGACCGGCTACTCGTGGCAGCCCTTCGACAACGACTGGCTGTACCGCTCACGCTCCAGTGGAGGGTTCGACTCACCGCCGCTGTGCGTGATGTGGCACCACACCGCCGGCAGCGACAACGCTTGGAACGACGCCCGGTATCAGTGCTACTCGGCCAGCGCCCGGCCCATCTCCAACATCACGATCGACTCCAAGGTGGCCCTGCTGCTCGCCGGCGGCGCCACCAACACCAACGGCTCAGGCGACTCGCAGAAGTTCAGCCGAGGAACGGTCGCGGCCAGCGATATGAACCGGCGGGCCGTGGGCATCGAGATCTGTAACAACGGCGTCGGCGCGCCGTACCCGGAGAAGCAGCTCGACTTCCTCTTCGCCCTCAGTAACGAGATCAACCGCCGATGCGGTAACCAGCCCACCGACGTGTGCACCCACACGAAGTACGCGCCCGGGCGAAAGATCGACCCGTCACGCAACACGTCGTGCCAGGGCAAGTGGCAACCCGGCAGCATCAACAGCTCGGGCTCATGGAACGTTGACGACCTTCGTGCCGAGTGCAAGCGCCGATGGAGCGGCGACACCGGCGGCGGTAGCGCCGAGGGCGGTGGCGCCCGACCGATGCCACCGCCCACCCCAACACCCGAGCAGGAGGACATCGACATGGCATGGCGAGTGGCCAAGCGCGAGAACGGCGCCTACTTCATCGGGGACGGCAAGACCGCCCTGTGGGTCAGCGACAGCGGCGGCGATATCGACACCGCCGAGTCGCTCTTACGGATGGCGCCCGGGGCGATCAACGTCGTGCGCACGACGTGGGATAAGGCGACGGACGCCAATGCTGGCAAGGCGATGGTCACCGGGTGGGCGGGGATCAAGACGACGATGAGGGACAACAACCTCAAGAAGTACGTCGGCGCGACCAAGCGCTTCTGATGACCGCGCCGACCCTGCACCCGATGCGCTCGTTGTGGCAACGGGAGCCGGTGCGGGCCATGAACTCGGTGTTCACCCTGATCGCCGCGCTGAACGCCGTGCTGCTCGGGGCCGGGCTGTACGAGGGCGCCGTCGCCGGCGCGATCACCGGCATCATCGCCGCCCTGGCCGCCTTCGTGAACGAGGTGTTCACCCGCGCCGAGGTCGTGCCGCTCAAGCCGCTGGAGGACCTAGCCGACGCCGAAGCCGCCGCCCCACCGGGGTAGGCCCATGGCGCTGCCGAAGCCGCCCATCAACACGATGACCGACTTCGTGGTGTTCGCCTTCGTGAGCATCGTCGTGATAATCCTGTCCACGACCGTGATCGGCTTGCTCGTCCTGGCCATCGTTCAGCCCGACGTGGACCGCTCCACGCTGGTGGGTTCACTGGTTGACATCATGACCACCATCATCGGCGCGCTGATCGGCTTCATCGCCGGCAAGGGGCAGGGGCGCAGCGAGGTGCACGACGAGCAGGCGGCTGAGGACCAGCGGGTGGCCGCGGCTGCTAAGCCCGCACCCCGCGCCCGGGCGGCCAAGGTGACCGAGTGAACCCGGCGCAGGGCGCGTGGACGGTCGGCGCAATCTGCGCCGTGCTCGGCGTCGGGATCGTCAGCGGCCTGCTGACCGCGACGGTCGGTGAGGGCTCAACGACGACGACGACGATCACGGGCGCGCCCGGGCCACCGGGGCCACCGGGGTCGCCGGGGGAACAGGGGGCACAAGGTGACCAAGGCGAGCAAGGCACGACCGGGGCCCGTGGCCCAGCTGGTCCTACTGGCGCCGCTGGCGCTCGCGGGCCTGCTGGTGCTCGTGGCGTGCGTGGAGGATTGGGCCCGCCGGGCGACCCTGGCCCGGCGGGCCCACCCGGGCCACCGGGCGCGACCGGCCCACCCGGCGAGCCCGGCGCCGACGGTGCCGTTGGGCCTCGAGGACCTGCCGGCGCACCTGGCGAGCCGGGCCCGGCGGGCGACCAGGGGCCCCGAGGGCCTGCCGGCGCACCTGGCCGCCCGGGTGCACCGGGCGACGTAGGGCCAGCCGGCCCAGCGGGCGGACGAGGACCGGCCGGCCCCGAAGGTGATCCTGGCCCGCCCGGGCCGCAAGGGCCAGCCGGCGACGCCGGGCCGCAGGGGCCGCAAGGGCCGCAGGGGCCGCCCGGGCCGACCTGCCCGCCGGGCTTCACGGCGACCACGCTCGGGCTCCATGAGCGTGAGCCCGACGACATCACGGTGACCGTGCTCGTGTGCGTGCAGGACTGAGCGCTGCTGACCTACGAGCAGCTCGCCGCGCTGACCCGCGCCCTGACCGCCGACCCTCGGTGGCCCGGGCCGGCGGTGACGGTGCTACCGCTGCGCGACCGGCGGCTGTGGGGCCGGGCGTGGCGGCACACGGTGCGCTACGCGCCCGAGGCGCCGGCGTGGGTGCCAATTCATGAATTGGCCCACATCGCCTCGGGCGACTACGGGCACGGTCAAGGCTGGCGAGCCTGGACCGTGGAGCTAGCGGGCTGGCTGTCGAGCCAGCAGGCGAATTGAGGCCCGTCGCTCAACTCGCACGGGTCGGCCGGGCCGACCTCGGGCTCTAGCGCCGGGCCGGCGAGTGCCAGCCCGACCACGAGCAGCGCCGGCGCAATCTCAGCCCGAGCAGGGATTGACGAACGACGGGTCATCGGTGTTGGCGCTCCACGCGCCCTGGCCGGGCTTCTGACCGACGACGCCCCAACCGCCCTCGGCGTCGGGCGCCCAGATGGCGATGGTGCAGCCGTTGTCGTAGTTCTGTAGGCCGCCGGCGACCAGCTGGCCGTCGAGCACGCAGCCGGTCACGACGTCCTCGGTCACCGTGTCGTTCGGGCCCGGGCACGGCGGCCCGCCGGCGTCGGTGCCGCCGGCGGTTGGGGTGGCCGGCGCGCCAGCCGGTGAGCTGGCGGGCGCGCTGGCCGTGGAGTCGTCGTCGTCACCGCAGCCGGCGCCGGCCAGGGCCAGCACCGCTACGGCGGCGAGCAGGGTTCGGGTGTGTGTCATGGCGCTTGGCCTACCACGTTCGCGCCGGCGTCACGAGCGACGCGCAGCACCCAGCGCCGCGCCTCGTCGGGTAGGTCAAGGGTCTCGCCGCGCCCGTCAACGCCGCCGGTCACCACGACGTTGCCGGCGAGCCAGTCGTTGCCCAGCAGCATGCAGCCGAAGGCGTCCCAGCGCAGCCATACGTCCATGGCGAGTCGGTTGATCGGCAGGCCGGTGAACTTGCCGTCCTCGTTGACCCAGATGGTCACTAGCTCGTCGCTCGGCGCCGGCTCGACGTTGCCGCCAACGGCGGCCTGTAGCTCGGCCAGCGCGCCGGTGAACTCGCTGACCGTGTAGGTGCCGTCGTCCTCGACGGCGATGGTTAGTCCGGTGTGTGTCATCGTTTGCTTCCTCGTGAACAGCCAGAGGCGGCCCGCCGTGAGCGGGCCGCCTCTGTAGCTGGTGGGGTGAACTACGCGTCCCGACGGGTCGGGATGCCGTTGCGCTTGGCGATGCCGAGCACGGTTGACGAGGCCCACTTGCCGCCCTTAGCGGTCGGCACGCCGGTCTCGTTGAAGGTCTTGGCGATGGTTGGCCAGCCCTTGCCCTCGGCCCGCAGCGCCTTGATGCGCACGAGCACGTCGGCCAGCGCCTCGGGGGTGAAGTTGGACCGGCCGGTGCCGCCGCCGGCGCCGCCGTTGGCCTTGATGCCCTTGCCGCCGTCGATGGCGGCCAGAGCGAAGGCGGTCGTCACCGGGCTCGCCGGCGCCGTGCCCTTGCTGCCGGCGTCGATCCACGCCTTCGTGGCGGCGTGCTCAGCCTTCATCCGCTCGATGCGCTCCAGGCGACCGAGCGCCGCGAACGCGGTCGGCTCCATCGCCTCGACGGTCACGCTGACCGTCGGCACGTCGCCGTTCAGAGCCGCTTCGAGCGCCTCGGCGCCGACCTTCGTGAGCTTGGCGCCGCGCTTGGTCACGAGGCCCGCTTCACGGGCGACGGTGAGCCGCTTGTCGCCGGTGGCGACCTTGCCGGCGGCGATCTCGGCCAGCAGGCCGGTGTCAATGGTGGTGGTCATGGTTGTGTGTCTCCTGGTGGTGGTTGGGTTGTTGGGAATGAGAAGGGCCCGGCTCAGACGGCCAGGTCGCCCTCGAGGAACGCCTCGACGGCCTGCGCGGCGCCCTCGGCCTCGACGGCAGCGATGAGCGTGGCGAGTTCGGCCGCCGTCAGATCGTTGATCCGCAGCTGGGCCTGGACCCAGAGCTGCTCAACGAGGTCGGTGGCCTGCTGGGCGGGAGTGCGGTTGTGTGTCATGCCTACATCGTCACCACGAACGCCTGTACGGACAACACCTAGTCGATACAGGTCTGTGATCGACCCGATCTGCGTTCGTGGTCGCTACAGGTGGCCGTCGGCCAGGGCCATGAACTCGGCCCGCACCGAGCGGTCAGTCGCCAGCGCGCCCCGCACCGCCGAGGTGATGGCCGACGCCCGGCGCTCGACACCTCGCATCGCCATGCAGCTGTGGTCGGCCTCGACCAGCACGCCGACGCCGAGCGGGCGAAGGCCGTTCATCACGCAGTCAGCGATCTCGGCCGTCAGCCGCTCCTGAACCTGCAGCCGGCGGGCGAGCGCCAGCACGAGGCGGGCGAGCTTGCTCAGCCCGACGACCCGCCGGTCGGGTAGGTAGCCGATAGTGGCGTGCCCGACGAAGGGCAGCATGTGGTGCTCGCATAGCGACGAGAACGGGATGGCCCGCACGACGACCAGCTCGTCGTAGTTCGCCACGTCGAAGGTCGTGCCGAGCACGGCAATCGGGTCGGTGGCGTAGCCCGAGGTCATCTCGACCAGCGCTCGCACGACCCTCGACGGCGTGTCGAGCAGCCCGTCGCGGGTCGGGTCGTCCCCGATGAATTGGATGAGCCGCAGCACGGCGTCCACCGGCGCGCCGTCGGCGCGCTCCCACGGGAAGCGCAGCCACGTGTCCCGTTCCTCGGCCTCGGGGCACAGCGCCGCCGGCGACCATGGCTTGCGGTAGAGCACGTCGGTCAGGTGGCCGGCCTCGACGTAGGGCGTCAGCGTGCGGCCGGTGTCGATCAGGTCGTCCACGACGAGCACGCCGGGCCCGGGCTCGTCGGCAAGGGGCACGCTCAGCGCGCCGGCCACCATCACCGCCACCGGCGCGCCGCCGGTCGGGATGCCGTACACCGCCGCCGGCCGGCGGTTGCGCCAGCGGGCAGCCAGGTCGTAGGCGGCCTCGGACACGTCGGCCCACGACAGTGTCTGGCCCACCGAGCCGTTGCTCCGCATCGGGAGGTCTATGCCGGTCTCTACGGTGGTGGTCATCGGCCCTTCTCAGCGCCCCACAGTAGAACGTGGAGCCGGGTGGAAACGTTGAAGCCCGCAGCGATGGCCGCCTCGGCCCACTCACCGAGCCCGCGCCCAACGGCGCCGGCGTCGGTGCCCTCGGGCATCGCCCAGCGCGCCGAGTGGGGCACGCCGTAGCGGTCGCACAGCTGAGCCGCTTCGGTGAGGTCGGCCGGCGAGCAGACCACGAACTTGAAGCTCGCCCGGTCCTGACGGGCCAGGAACCCGAACGACGACAGCGCCGGCGGTCGTAGCGCCCGGGCGCCGGCGTCGGCTGAGGCGAGCTTCGGTGACACCACGAAGTGCTCGACGGCGCCGATCAGCTCGCCCGGTGCGATGGTGCCGTTGGTCTCGACGTGCGTGGCGACGCCGGCGAGGCGCAGCGCCCGGGCCAGCTCGGCCACGCGGTCGGCCTGGACCAGCGGCTCGCCGCCGGTCACGATGCACAGCCCGACCCCGAGCCCGGCGACGGCCTCGGCTACCTCGGCCACCGGCAGCGGCGCGGCGTTGGCGGCCCGCTCGTAGGCCGGCCCGATGCGCCCGGTCGTGTCCCAGGTCTCGGGCGTGTCGCACCAGGCGCAGTGCAGGTTGCACCCCCACAGCCGCACGAAGGTGCACCGGCGCCCGGCGAAGGGGCCCTCGCCTTGCACGGTCACCCGGTCGTAGACGCGGTTGACGACTAGGGCACCCACGTCGCTCGGCAGTTCGGGGTCTCGTACACCGTGAGCCCGACGAGCTCCAATGGCCGCAGCAGGCTCGCCAGCATCGCGCCCCAGAAGGCGGCGAGGTTCTCGGCGGTCGGAGCGAAGTCAACCACGGCCACGCTGGCGCCGAAGGCCTCGACGGTCGCCGGCGTGCGCGGGTCGGTGACGGCCATCATGCAGCGGTGGTCGTACTGGCCGACGGCCGCCTCGAGCGCCGTGCGGAGGTGGGCGAAGTCACGCACCATGCCCTGCTCGACGCCCTCGGCGTGGAGGTCGCCGGTCGTCGTCAGCGCCACCTTGTAGCGGTGGCCGTGCAGCCCGTGGCACCGGCCGCCGTGCTGAGCGAGGCAGTGGGCCATGTCAATCTCGAAGGTGCGGGTGATCGTCGTCGTCACGACACCAGCGCCCCGCACTCGCCATCCTCCCAGACCTCGCACCACGCCACGGCCGGGCCGAAACGGGCCCGCAGGCGAGCCAGTACGTCGCGGGCCATGGCTTCGCACGAGGCATCTCCCATCTCCCCGCCGGGGAAGGCGGCGACCAGCTCGGCCTTGAAGTCATGGAATTCGATCTGGCGGTCGTCGTCGGTGACGGTGGCGGCGGCCTCTAGCCAGAACTCGTGGCGGTGGCGCTGGCCGAGGTACTCGCGCCCGGGCCGAGGGTTCGGCCAGCGGTGGAAGCCGACCGCCCGGTGGCGCACCTTGACGACGGTCACGCCAGCGGCCCGAGTTCGTAGGGCGACCACCCGAGCGCCGCCCGGTCGGCCAGCACGGCGCGCCACGTCGCTTGCGCCTCGGCCACGGCGTGCGAGCACTGGCGGTTGGCCTCTTCGTAGCTGTCTTGTTCGCCGCGCCGGTAGGCGAAGTTCGGCGGGAAGTTCGACACCGCCTTGAGCATGGTCGAGGTGCGCACGGTGTCGTGGGCCCAGCGCAGCGCGGCGAGGTACGACGAGGTGTCAACCGACTGCGCCGGGTAGGCCAGCAGCATCTCGGTCGGGCGTACGCCGAGCAGGTGAATCCAACAGTCAGGGTGCCGGGCCCGCACCTCCCACATCATGTGAAGTAGGCGCCGGCGGGTGCCCGGGCTGGCCTGGACGACGTTGCCGAAGCACATGCGGTCGTAGCCCTCGACCAGCTCATCGAAGTAGTCCCGCCCGTCGTTGAGCGGGTGGTACACCGGGATCGGTGACAGCCCGTACTCGTCCTGCAGCCGGGCCCGGGTGACCCGCTTGCGGTCCTTGCCGCCCTGGTCCAGTTCCACGTAGCCCCACAGCGAGTCGCCGTAGGCCCGGCACAGCTCGACGTAGCGGGCGAACAGCTCATCGAACCCGTCGATCTCGTTGGGCGCCAGGGCGAGCGCCTGGTCCATCGTCATGCCGTGGGCCCGCTTGTGCTCGTTCGTCAGCCAGAAGACGCCCGAGTCGAGGAAGACCTTGGCGCCGCCGGCGATCCAGCGGTCGAGCGCCGCCCGCCCGGCGCGGTAGGTGCCCGGCGCCAGCATCTCGTTGACGGCCACGAGGATGAACGGGTGGTGCTTGACGGTGACCTCCAAGGCCCCGAGCACCGAGGCGCAGAAGCACACCGGCCAGTCGTCGCAATCCCAGGCGCCGCCGGTGGCCTTCACGACAGCTGATGAACGTGCTCGGCGCCGAACAGCTTGACCCACTGGTCGAGCAGGTGGCCGGCGATGTAGCCGTCGGGCTGAACGAACACCGCCGCGCTGCGCAGGGCGAGTCGGGTGACGGCCACGTACGGGCCCGGGTAGGGCAGCAGGTACGCGCCCTCGGTCAGTAGCGGCCCGAAGGTCGGCCAGCCCGAGGCGACGGGCACGACGGCAAGGTGATGCGGCCCGGCGGTCCACCCGGGCTCGTCGCCGTAGTCGTGGCTCGTCGGCCCGATGCGCCAGACCTCGCCCCGCAGCGCCGAGCGCGACGGCTCGGTGGCGAGCGAGCTGAGGTCGAGCAGGCTGCCGTCGCTCACCGGCGCCGGCGGCTCGGCCAGCGCGGCGAGTAGCTCGTCAACCTCGGCCTGATCCCAGCCCGTGCCGGCGAGCCCGAGGTCGGTGGCGGCGAGCGCTTCGAGCAGCGCGGCCAGCTCGGCCTCGTCGTAGGTGGCGGCGTCGCTGGTGGCGTTGTCGGCCAGCAGCATGCGGGCGGCAGCGTCGTCGTCCACCTCGACCCACAGTGCCGGCACCGTCGTGAGCCCGACCTGGCGAGCCGCTTCAAGGCGGTGGTTGCCGTAGATCACGAAGCCCGTCGAGCGCTGAACCATCACCGTGCCGTAGAACCCGTTGGCGTTGATCGACGCCGCGATGCGGGCGATGTCGCCCCGGCGAGGGTTGCGAGGGTGCAGCGTCAACTCGTCAATCGGCTGCGCTGCCACGTACGTCTGGGCGAGGGTCGTGGCCATCGCTGCCGGACGTTAGACGCCGGCGCGGTCCAGGGCGTGGAGGTCAGGCCTCAGCCCGCTCCCAGCCGCCCAGCTCGTTGCGGCGCATCCGGATCGTCGCCGGTGGCGCGTTGGTCGTGTCCTGCGCCTTGAGTGCCGCGGCCGAGAAGTGGATGTGCGGTGCGCTCCACCCGAGGATGTTGTCAACGTTCGGCTGGCGCTTGGTCATACCTTGAGTGTCCACGGTCAGCGCCCGGATGGCAACATAATTCGCCGGTGGAAATAACGAAGCCCGCAGCCGGTGAGGCTGCGGGCTTCAAGATTTCGGGCCACACCTCGCATCGCTGCGGGCGGCGAGCCCTGCGGCTCCCGAAATGGTGCCGACGACCCCGTGAGCCGGCCCTACTTGCCGCCCTACCCTCCCCCCGTCGTGGCCACTCAGGGGATGCTCTCGTTTGGCGTTCTGGCCGTTCTTCCGCTTCGCTCACCCGTACCGGGTCACCTCGCACGCCGTTCGTTCAGGGGTCCTCCACCATTCTCAGGTGGCTGGTGGTCGTTAGCCGTCAGCGGTGTGGTCAACGGGCCCGTGGATGGCTCTTCGCCGGTCTCACGGTGAGCAGGGCCGGGTCTCAGGTTCCCGGGGCTTGTACCGATTTGCTACCACCCTGGCCCTGCTCACGAGCGGCCGGTCGTCCTCCGGTGCGGGGCTCCCCGTCGCCATACCCCCGAGGGGAAACTTAGGCCGGCTGATCCGCATAGCCAGGTGATTCACCGGGCCGCTCGTTCGTCGTCTTTCGGTGTTCCCTCGTCGGCCGTGCTCAGCAACTGCGCCTCCGGAACACCTATGTCGTAACTAGTAATCAGTGTCCACCAGCGGGCACCCGATGGCAACATATTCGCCGGGGAATATTTACGTTAGTTCAGGTGCCCATCGCAGTTGCACTCGCCGTCCCACCACAGCTGTACGTCATGCGGCGCCGTGGCCAGCGTGGCGCGCATCTCGCTCTCGACCTCATCGCCCTCGCCGGTGAGTGTCAGCGCGAACACGAGGCGGTCGAGTACGTCCTGGCGGCAATCGAGGATCGCCGCCCGCACGGCCTGGCGCTCGCCGTCGGTCACGGCCAGCCGAGCGGGCTCGACCAGAGCACCGGCAACACCGCCGGCGCCGGCGTCTGATAGGTGGCGCGCCGCCCGTCGTTCGGCTCGATCTCACCCAACCAGAACACGGCGTCCTCGTCCCAGAAGTCATCGGGGTCTTCGGGGTAGTTCGGCCCGGGCACGCCGAGGGGCACCAGCACCGAGTCGCCCGGGGCCAGCGCGTGGTCGCGGGTCGCCAGCGCCAGCGGGTTGAGGATGGTGCCGATCAGGTCGTTCCCCGCCGCTCGGCCCTCGATGGACTGCACCGGGCACCACAGCTCGACGTCGAGCCCGACGGTGTAGCAGAACCACGACCACTGGCCGACCTCCGAGTCCTGGTTCGGGAACACCCCGATGACGGACCACGGCCAGCTGCCAAGGGCGTCGGCGAACCTAGCGCCGGTGAGCGCCAGCGGCTCGAAGCGAAGCGTCCTCACTGCGGCACCGGCGCGCCGGCGAGCCCGACGAGCGACACGTCGGCGCCGAGCGCCGGCGCCATCTTGTGCAGCGCCTTGGCGTACTCACCGAGGTCGTGGGGCGCGATGGGCTTGCGGCCTTCGGCCGGCGTGACCTGTCGGGCATAGGCGAAGGCCTCGGTCACCAGCCGGGGGATGCGGCCGGTCATCTCGGCGCCGGCGCTCGTCGTCCACGTGACCGTGCCGTCGTCGGCCAGGTGCGGCACGCTCACCTCGGTGACGGTCTTGGCGCCGTCGGCGGCCGACACCACGAGCGCGGTCGCCACCGAGGCGTCGCCGGCCCCGGCCCGCTGGCCTAGCTCGCCGGGCTCGAGGTGCGGCTCTTCGCCGGTGTGGGGCATCACCGTGTACCAGGCCTCGGCAACGATGGCCGCCGCCTCGACGCCGCCGATGCCGCCGAGCACGCCGATCAGCCGGTGGGCCCACTCGGGGAAGTCACCATCGGGCACGGCGTCGGGAGTGGACGGCCAGGCGAACAGCACGAAGGTCGGCGCGTGGAGCATGACCTTCATGGTGATCTCGCCCTCGGATTCGTACTGGCCGACGGCCACCTCCATCGCCGTCTTGCACAGCTCGGCGGCGTTCATCGCCCGGCCAGCAGGCCCGACGACACGTACACGATGGCGCACGGCCGGCAATAGAACCGCGGCCCGGGCGCCTCGTCGGTCTCGCACTCGATGGCGACCTCGGCGCCTCGGGGGCACGTCCCCTCGGGCCGGTAGCCGAAGGGCAGCGCGCCCACGTGGATGAGCGTGTGCTGCTGCTCGGCGCTGAGCCCGTTCCAGCACCGCATGTTGAACCAGCCGCCGCGCTCGGGGATGGGCTCGACCTCGCGCAGCGGTGCGCCGGCGGCCAGCCACTCGCTGACCGTGGGTAGCTCATCGTCGGGCACCTCGCCGCGCAGCGGGAACGGGTCGGTCACGGCGGTTCCTCGCTCGCCCACCAGATTTCCTCGATGGAGTGGCTGACCTCGCGCTCGGGCGTCAGCTCGTGCAGGTGGTCCACGACGTAGCGCCAGCCGGCGTCGCGGTCCTCGACCTCGACCACGAAGTGGCGCTCGACGTACGGCGTGCGGGTCTTGACCCGAACCTTCACCGCGACAGCCGGGCTAGCTCGGCCAGTAGCTCGTCGGTGTGAGCGATCCACTCGGCCACCCGCGGCAGCAGGCGCACCGGCATGAGCCCGTCGCGCCGAGCGGTCACGAGCAGGCCGGTAGCGAACTCGACCCCCGACACGTCGGTCAGCACCGACTCGGGCTCGGGCTCGCCGTCGCCGTCAACCGGCACCAGCTCGACCGACGGCGCCCGGGCTGCCGCCCTGAACTGAATGGTGAGGTCACCCGCCTCTCGGGCCGACAGCCCGTGGACCTGTCGTAAGTGGCGGGGCATGTTGGCGCTCTGGCTCGTGGAGGAACACAGCGTGCACGCCAGCTGCGTGGTGGCCCGAACCTTCACGCCGTTCTTTGCTCTGGGCCCGGTCGGTCGCTTCGCCGGCGCCAGGCCGACCTCACGCCGGTGGGTGATCATGTGGGGCCCGAGCGTCTGGCTCGACTGCGCGATGAACGGGCACAGCGGGCACTGCACCCGACCATCGGGTAGCACCTCGGGCGGCCGGTCGAGCGCCGCCTCGACCGCCTTGCGGGTCAGCTGGCTCACGCGATCACCTCCCAGCGGTCAACGTCGGTGGCGAGCGCAAGGCCGCGCCCGTCGTCCCACTCAACCCAGATCTGAGCGCCCGAGCCGCCGGTAACGGTGCCCTCGGCGCCGGGCTCAATCGGGCACGGGTCGTCGGTCATCTTGACCAGGCGGATGCGGGTGCCCGCCGGTAGCGGGCAGGGCTCGCTGAGCTTGGCGTACCACGCGGCGTCGCCCGGGCTCATGACGACACCGCCCGCCGGCGGCGCCCGGGCCGGGCCGCCCGGGCGTGCTCGATCTCACGCTGTATCCACAGCAGGCGCACCTCGTCGGCGGTCGGCTTGTAGTCGTCGCGCCCGTAGAGGTAGCCATCGGGGTACACGTAGCGCCGGCTCAACACCTCGCCGGTGTTCGTGCCGAGGGTGTCGCGCCGCTCGGTGTTGCACCGCTCGCACCGCACGGTGAACGGCGTGCCGAACATCGGGGTCCAGTCGGAGGGGACGATGTGCCACGAGTGGCGGATGAGCCCGTGGCATTCCTGATATCGCCCCCACGTCGGGCCATCGGGCACGTCGGGCACAGCCTTGAGTTGAACACGTTTCATCGGACCGCTAGCTCCTGTCATGTGTGTCGGTGGCCCCCGGTAGCGCGGGCCGCAACTCTCGGCCGAGTCGTTGGGGCATTGGGGTACGCGAGGGCCGCCGGCGAGGTTAGCGCCCCTACGCTGGGGAAAGTGTCATACTGCCTAACTGAAATTTCACCCCGCTCCCTATTGTCTTAGGCAGTACGGCGGTGGATACTAGGGGCATGACACACAACTACACCAACCCGGTGCTGTCGCACCTGGCCTGGCTTTACGAGGCCGCCGCCGAGGCGACGACCACCGAAGAGCTCGACCACTGGCTGGCGAAGGCCAAGGCCATCGAGGCCGAGCTTGCCGCCGGCGAGGTTGCGTGATGGGCCGCTGGGACGCCATCGACAACGCCTTCGCTCAGGCCAAGGCTCGCCAAGAGGACGAGGCTCAGCGGGCCGCCGCCGAGTCGGTGACCTACGAGCCCGGCACCGAGCCCGCCGTGCGGGTCGAGCCGGCCACCGGCGGCCAGTGGAAGGTCGTGGTGTACTACGCCAACGGCCGCCACGCGACCGTCGCCGCCTACGCCGCCAAGTACAAGGCCGGCGAGCACGCCGAGCGCCTGCGGGCCGAGGTGGCGCGATGAGCCGGCCCGTCTTCTACGTCACGCTGATCCGGCGCTGGGTTGCCCGGCGCCCACCGCTCGGCCGCTGGTCGGTCGGCATCAGCACCACGACCGAGCGGCCGGTGCCGCACGAGATGAACGTGGCGGTGTTCGAGGTCGAGTGCGCCACCAAGAGCGAGGCGCCGGCCATCGTCATGGAGTGGCTGGCAACGGGCGAGCCCGCGGCCATGACCGTCAGGCGGGTCGGGCGATGAGCGCGCCTCGCTGTCGCATCTGCGGCGAGCTGATCTACCGGCGCACCAACGTCGCCCGGCCGGGCCAGCCCGACCAGGGCCCTGCCGACCCGCGCCCGTGGCTTCACCTTCACGGGATGGACTACGAGGCCGCCGGCTACCCGCCGCACAACGCCGAGCCCGCCGAGGTGACGCTGTGACCGTTCTGACCGTTGAGGTTCAGCTCGACAACGCCGCATTCGACGGGTCGCTGGCCGACTGCGCCGGCGAGGTCACCCGCATCCTCGAGCGAATGGCGGCCAAGCTGGCCGACGGCGCCGACGGCGGCGCGCTGCTCGACACCAACGGCAACACCGTCGGCCGCTGGGCCCTCACCCCGAACCGCGGCGAGCGATGAGCGCCGCCGAACCGCTGAGCGTCGAGCCTCGGCACCGGCGCCTGTTCGCCGTGCCCGAGGCGGTCGAGGACCGCAACCGCATCCTGACGCTGCGCGAGCTGGTGCGGGTGAGCTACGACAAGTCAGGGAAGGAACGCTCGCCCGACGAGCAGCACCGCGATCACGTGCGGGGCATCGAGTACCACCCGCGCCTGCGGCTGTCGGACCTGCCGATCTACCGCGGCATCGGCTCGGCCAGCAAGTTCCGGCGCGGCAAGAAACCGCGCAAGGAGTTCGCCGCCCTGATGTCGGACCTCGGGTCGGGCGCCTTCGGCGCCGATGGCCTACTGATGTGGACGAACAGCCGCACGTCGCGTGACGCCGGCGAGTGGCGGGAGCTACTTGAGCTGATGGAGCGCGAGCGCAAGGTCGTCGTGATCTGCGGCGCCGACCTCGACTTCAAGGTCTTCGACCCCCGTAAGTCCAGCGATTGGAACCAGCTCATGCTGGAGGCAATCGCCGCCGAGATGTATTCCCGACAGGTGAGTGAGCAGGTGAAACGATCAACGAAGTACGACGCCGAGCAGGGCAAGTGGCACGGCGGGCGCAAGGCCTACGGCCACGACCGCGACCCCGACACCGGCGCCATCACCCTCAACAAGACCGAGGCCGCGCTCATCCGCGAGGCGGTCACCCGGGTGCTCGGCAAGGACTCGCCGCGCTCCATCGCCGCCAGTTGGAACGAGCGGCGCATCCCGACCGTGGGCGGCGCGCCCGAGTGGACGCCCGTGGTGCTGACGCAACTACTTCGCCAGCCGCGCCTGGCCGGCCTGCGCAAGCACGGCAAGAACCCCGACGGCTCGCCCCGCATCGTCGCCTACGGCAAGCAGCCCAACGGCAAGCCGTGGCCGAAGATCATCTCTGAGGACGAGCACCGCGCCGTGGTGCACGCCCTTGACGCCCGCAAGATCACCGGCCGTGGCCGGCGCTCGGCGCGGTCCTGGCTGCTGTCTGGGCTGCTGGTGTGCGGGCACTGCGGCGCCGGCCTGGTCGGCCAGCAGGACTCGGGCATCGGCGGGCGGCCCCGCACCCGGCGCTACGTCTGCCGCAAGGCGCCGGGCTACAAGGGCTGCGGCAGCCTCGGCATCAAGGCCGAGCCGGTCGAGGACCTACTGCGCCAGGCGGTGCTACTGCGCCTCGACGCCGGCCAGCTGGCCGACGGCGACGCCGACAACCGTGACGACGAGGCGGCCGCGCTGCGGGCCGAGTACGAATCGCTGGAGGCCGAGCTTGACAACCTGGCCGCCGAGGTCAACCTGCCGGCCGAGGAACGGACGCCTCGCAAGCTCGCCAACAAGCGCGCCGCCGAGGCCGAGGCCCGCCAGGAGCAGATCGAGAAGCAGCTCGCCACCGTCACGCACAAGGTCGGGCCCCGCGAGCTGGTCGCGGCGGTCGGTGCCGAAGGCAAGCCGTGGGGCGAGCTGACCGACGACCAGCGCCGAGGCGTGCTCGACGCCTACCTCGTTCACGTCAAAGTGATGCCGGCGAGCAAGCGCGGCTCGACCGCCTTCGAGCCCGAGCGGCTCAAGCCGAAGTGGCGCCGGCTCGGTTGACCGGCCCGGGCTTCCGCCCGGGCGGCTGAGGGATTACCCTCGACCCCGGGAGAGGACAGTCACGCAAGCCGAGGCTGCTCTACCGCGCAACAGGTCAGGGCACCCCGCTCATCCGCTAGTGGGTGCGGGCGCCCGACCTGTTGGCGAGCCACCAGTAGTGACCGATTCGCGATATCCACAGCCCTAGCGCAGCAGCGCGGCGCGACTTGTCCACAGAGAATTCACAACTTGTTCCCCTTCCAGCCCACAGCGGCGAGCGAGTAGACCTACGGCCAACAGCAGACGGCGCACACAACAGCCACCTAGCGGACCAGATCGAATTTGATCGGAGGCCAGTGTGCGGACAACCGACCGAGAGGGGCCGGCGGCCCCTCTCTACCCTGCGCTCGAGGCGGCGCTGGCCGAAGGCTCAATCGATGCCGACCGGCTGGCGACCGCCCTCGGGTACAGCCGGGAAGGGCTCGACGCCGTACGCACGGGCGACACGAAGCCGACCCGAGAGCTTGAGCTACGCATCGCCGCCATCGTCGGCATCCCCGCCGATGACCTGTTCATCCCGAACCCCGCCGTCGCCTACCTGATCGGCACCGCCGTCGAGCAGGGCGTCGGCGAGGTCGTGACCGACCCGGCCTCTTACCGGCGCACCCGTGCGATCCTGCGGGCAGCCTGATGGCCGGCCCGCGCTCGATCACCATGGCGAACGACTACCGGGAGTGGGCCGAGAAGGATCTGCTCGCCAACGTCGTCCAGGCCGCCCAGATGCACGGCTGGGTCGCCGTGCACTTCGGCGGCAACCTCCACGGCCGGGCGTGGTACGACGCCGCCGGATTCCCCGACCTCCTGCTGCTGCACTCGCAACGCCGCCTGACGTGGTTCCGCGAGTTGAAGTCCGCGACCGGCAAGCTCACCGACCGCCAACAGCGGTGGTACGACGAGCTGGCGCTCGGCGGCTGGAACGTGGACGTGTGGCGGCCCGGCGACTGGCCCGACATCGTGACGGCGCTGTCGTTCGGACAGGCGACCGTCGCATGACCGGCGCCGATTGGGTCGCCGTGGGCGTGCTGCTCGGCGCGGTGGCCATCGTCATCACGAGCGCCGTCGTCGCGCAGGCGGTCATCGAGTGGTGGCACGACCGCGACGACGCCGACGACGCCGAGCGCGACGAGTACATGCGCGAAGTGCGGCGGCAGCCGTGAGCACACCCACCTTGGAGCGCCGGCTGGCCGAGCTGATCGTGGCCGGCCACGACTTCACCGCCGACGACGTGACCGGCAGCGGCCAGGTGACCGTGGCCGGCGACCACGGGCCCAACGCCGCCCAGAACGCCATCGGCTCGCTGTTCAACACCGCGGCCCGCCGCCGGCGGATCGAGTGGACCGGCGGCGTGGTGCGCTCGGCGGCCCCGCACCGCAAGGGCGGCGCGATCCGAGTGTGGCGCGGCACCAGTGCCGGGCGCCGGTGGGCCGAGGCGCTGCTGGAGATGTCGCGATGAGACCGGCCCGGGGCGAGGCGATGCGCCGCGGCGCTAGGCACGGCCTGGTGCGGCGCGGCCTGGTGCGGCAGGGCAAGGCGAGGCCGGGGTGACTCGATGAGCGCACGAGGCGCGGCTGGGCGCGGCCGGGCTGGCCGGGGCGAGGCACGGCCGTGCCGGGCACGGCGATGCGGCGCTTGGCGGTGCCTGGCATGGCAAGGCGAGGTCACACGAAAGAAGGAGCTAGCGGAATGGATTTGATCGAGTTCAACCTTGAGGGCACTTCGCCGCTGCTGCAGAGCAGTCCCCTCTCGACCATGCGCCCGAGCGGCGGGCCGGAGCGGCTCGGGCGCAAGGTCATCCCGACGCCGGACGACGAAGCCGAGATGCGCGTCTACCGGACGCCCGCCGGTGTGATCGCCCACCCGACCGTCGCGTTTCGGGCGTGCGTACTGTCGGCTGCTAAGGGCCGACGGATCGGGAAGATCGCGGCAACCACGATCGTCAAGGGCGCGCTGTTCGTCGCTGACGAGTGGACGTCGCTTCGGCTGCCCGACGGACAACCGCTGGAGAAGTGGGACGTAGACCTACGTCGCGTTGTCCAGCAGCGGCAGGGCATCATGCGCGGGCGGCCCCGCTTCGAGGAGTGGGCCGGCACCGTGCACTTCGAGCACGACCCCGAGTTCATTCCGGCCGCGCACGTTCGGGAGCTGCTGGAGATTGGCGGTCGCACCGTGGGCGTGGGCGACTACCGGCCCGAGCGCGGCGGCCCATTCGGCCGATTCAAGGTGCTCTGATGAGACCCTTGCGCGGCGCGGCCGGGCATTGCGCGGCGATGCTTTGCCTGGCGAGCCGTGCCGCGGCGGCGCTAGGCCTTGCCTGGCGTGGCCGGGCCAGGCGCAGCAAGCCGAGGGAACACCAGTGACTCGGCGCGCCGAGATGGTCAGTGCCGAGTCGCTGGTGCTCGACTTCAATCTGTACCCGCGTCATGCCCTGTCGTCGGTCAACCTGCGCCGCATCGGCGAGGCCATTGCGGTTGGTGAGCAGCTTCCGCCGGTCAGAGCCGACCGAGCATCGCGCCGGGTGATCGACGGGTTCCACCGGGTCACGTGGAAGCTGCGCGCCGGTCAGCCCGTCGAGGTTGAGTGGCACGACTACGCCGACGACGCGGCCATGCTGCTCGACGCGATCGCCCTCAACGCCCGTCAGGGAATGCCGCTCGAACCGTACGACCGGGCCCGCTGTCTAGAGCTGGCCGACGGGCTGGGCATCGACCTTGACCAGCTGGCTGGCGCACTGGCCGTTGACCTCGACGTATTGGGCAAGCTGCGCGCTACCCGCACCGCCTTCGACCCTGAGGGCAAGCCGGTGATGATCAAGCGCAGCCTGCGCCATAAGGCCGGCGGCAAGCTCACCCGACGCCAGGTGGAAGCGAATCGCCGGGCATCGGGGTGGTCGGTGCGATTTCACGCCGAGCAGATCATCCTCGCCATTGAGGCCGACTACGTGCCCGAGGACGAGGCGACCGCTCAGGCTCTCGCTCGGCTCGCCGAGCTGCTACCCAGCGTGGTGAGGTCGTGATAGCCGACCACAAAGCTCCCGCGCTAGGCGCGGCGCCGCCATGCACGGCCATGCTGTGCGCGGCATCGCTTGGCGTGACACGGCATGGCAGGGCGGGGACCTGATGACCGCCACCGCACCCTTCCGCCGCGCTGAATGGTTGGAGCGCCGGCGCGGCGGCATCGGCGGCAGTGATGTGGCCGCGCTGTTACCCGCCACGTGCCCCAGCTGGTCGAGCCCGTGGAAGGTGTGGGGCGAGAAGGTAGGCCTCGTCCCGCCCGACGACGACCCGGCGGCACACCTTGAGTTCGGCCGCGACCTGGAGCCGCTGATCGCCAAGTGGTTCACCGCCCGGACCGGGCTGGCCGTGCGCGAGCAACAGAAGATGGTTTGGAGCAACGAGGCGCCGTGGGCGTTCGCCACCGTGGACGGGCTCGTGATGCACCACGAACACACCGACGACGCCATTGGCGTGTTCGAGGCCAAGTACACCGCCGACGCACCGTGGGATGAGCCGCCCGTGCACTACGTCGCTCAATGTCAATGGGGCATGTACACCACCGGGCTGGCTGAGGCCTGGCTGGGCGTGATGCACCTGCCCTTCGGCCGGCCCCGCTTCACGGTGTACGAGGTCGAGCGCGACGACGACGACATCGCCCTGCTGGTGGCCGCCGCTGATCGGTTCTGGCACGACAACGTGCTGGCCGGCGTGGCGCCCGAGGTCGATGGCTCCGAGGCGACCTTCCGAGCGTTGAAGGCGGCCTACCCAGACCACGAACCCGACACGGCGGTCGAGCTGGACGACCTGTTCGACGTGCTGCAGCAGCGCGACGAGCTGGCCGTGCAGGACGCCTGGCTCCAACGCAAGCGCCGGCGGCTCGATCAGGTTGTCGTCGCCCGCCTCGGCACCGCCGAGGTCGGCACCCTCGACGGCGAGGCGTTCGTGAGCTACCGCACCATCCACCGCAAGGGCTACAAGCCCAAGCCCGTCGAGCCCACGAGCTACCGAGTGCTCAAGCCGGCGAGCAAGGCCGACAGGGAGGCAAGCTGATGGCCGGACAGATATCGCAGGCCGTCGCGGCCACCGAGGGCCAGGGCGCCGAGGTCACACCGGCGCAGGCCATCCAGCAGATCATGGGCCGCTACACGCCGGTCATCGTCAAGCTGCTGGACGGCACCGGCATCAACGAGCACACCTTCGTCGCCCAGATCGCCAACGCCTGCCGGGCTAACCCGCAGCTGTGGCAGTGCACGCCGACGTCGGTGCTCGGCGCCGCGCTGCGCTGCGCTCAGCTCGGCCTGGCGCCGAACGACCCTCGCAACCTGGCGTGGATCATCCCCTACCGCAACCGGGACAGCCGCCAACTGGAGGCGAGCTTTCAGCTGGGCTACGGCGGCGTCACCGAGCTTGCCACCCGCGCCGTGCCCGGGCTCAAGTTCGACGGCCGGCCCGTGTACCCGAACGACGAGTTCGACGTGGACTTCGGCAGCGAGCAACAGCTGAGACACCGGCCCCACTACGCGCTCGGGCGCGACCGCGGCGGCGAGGCGTTCGTGTGGTACGTGCGGGCCCGCTACCCCGATGGTGACGTGCTCATCCACGCCCTGGACCGGGCCGGTGTCGAGTACCACCGCTCGTTCTCCAAGCAGCCCGACGGCCAGATGTGGACCAAGAGCTACGACGCCGCCGCGCTCAAGTCGGTGGTACTTGATATGAAGCGATGGTTACCCGCCTCGGTGCAGCTTGCCACCGCCATCGCCAGCGACGAGCAGGCGATCACCGTTGAGGACATCGAGGCCGGCGAGCCCGATGAAGCGCTCGCCATTGAACCGCCCAAGACCGCCGAGCCCGAACCACCGCGAGCGCGCCGCCGTGGCCGGGCTCAGACGGACACCGCCACGGGACCTGCGCCGTCTGCTGTAGCAGCGCAAGGCCCCGAGTCGTCGCCAGATGAGTCACAGTCCGGCCCTGGCGACGACGGTGGCGGTGAGCAGCTCGACCTGTCGCCCGAGGGCGAGTCGTGAGGCGGATCGTTCAGCTCGGCACGGCGCTGACGCCGTGGCACCGCTGCCCGGGCTGCGGCGCGCTGCACGACGCGGCCACGCAATTCGACGGGCCCGCCGAGCAGCCTCAGAACGGCGCGGCGTTCATCTGCTGGGACTGTGGCTGCCTCGGCATCTTCGACTCGGCCGTCGAGGGCGGCGTGCGCCTACCGACCGGCGACGAGGCCGCCGAGTACCGCGCCGAAGAGAACGTCGCCCTGGCCCTGGCCGCCGTGAACGACGTACGCCGGCGGCGCTCGTGACAATCGGCGTGTGCGCCAGCTGTCAGGCGGCCATCGAGTGGGTGCGCTCGCCCTACGGCAAGCGGATGCCGCTGGACCTCGGGCTACAGACCGACGGCAACCTCGTCGTGGAGTCCGACGGCGTTGCCTACGTCACCAACGACCGCCCGGCGCGCCGGTCGCACTTCGTCACGTGCCCGCAGGCCGGCGACTGGCGCAAGGGCCGCAAGCCATGACCGTGCGGGTCGGCCAGTGGGTGCGCTGTGACCGCGCCGAGCCGTCGCACGGCACGTTCGCCGGCTACGCCGGGCGGATCGGGCGCGTGGCCGCCGTGCACCGCGAGCCGCTACCGAGCGGCGCCGTGTACGTCGAGATCGGCGTGGACTTCGGCGCTCGAGCTGGCCGCCAGCTACGGCCGCAAGCGTGGTTCCGCCCGGCCGAGCTCCAACCGTGCCGTGAGCCGGCGCGGCCCCGACTACGAGCACGAGTGAGGGTCTGATGACGTTGAAGCCATTCGAGGATCGCGACGTGGTTCAGGCGGCCGCCAAGGTGATCAACGCCGGCGACGGCCTGAGCGACGCGCTGGCCCTGGAGGACGTCGAATACGAACTCGGTGACGTGGTGCACCTGGTGCTGGAGACCGTGTGCACCGCCGTGAGCTACGCCGAGGTCAGGGACACCGACGTGCTCAAGCGCGTCCACACGCTCAAGACCCGCACCGGCACGCCGGTGCCCGAGAAGGTGGTCAGCAAGGTTCTGGACGCCCACCGCAAGGCGGTGGACGAAGCCCGTGGCAGGGGACAACTCCCATTCGAGGGTGACGATGACGGCGACGAGTAACGCCGCCGGCGCCGGCGCCCTCCCAACCGCAGGAGGACCCCAATGCCCAAGAGGCTCATCGCGCTCGCGCTCGTCGCCGGCGCGCTCACCGGCTGCTCGCCGGCCCAGACCCGCGCCTGGCTTCGGTGGTGGCGGGAGGAACCCCGCGCCGCCGTTGCGTGGGCCCGCCACGAGTGCGCCGAGCTGTGCACCCTCGACTGGGACCACGACGGCGTGGTCGAGCCCGAACCCGAGGCCGCCGCAAACGTCGCGGAAACGTATGTATCCGAGGGTGACGACGGCAGTGAAGTTATTCCCGCCGATGTCACACCCGACGAGCCCGACAACGGCAGCGCCGGCGGTACGTGCGGCGAGTGGTACGGCACCGCCATCTCGGCCGGCTGGTCCGACGCCGACTGGCCGACCGTTGACCGCATCATGTACGCCGAGAGCCGCTGCCAGGCCGGCGCCTACAACGGCGCCAGCGGCGTCACCGGGCTCATGCAGATCATGCCGTTCTGGGCCGAGGACTGTGGCGGCTCACCGAGCGACCTCTACGACCCGTGGTTCAATCTGCACTGCGCGCTTCACGTCAAGGCCGTGCAGGGCTGGTCGGCGTGGGTCACCTACTGAGCACGACGAGCACGACCGCCAGGGCGAGCCCGAGCAGCAGCAGCGCCACGACCTCATCGGGGTCGTAAGGGCGCCGTCCCACCGAGGGCGACGGTAGATGCCCGGGCGGCCTAAGGGCATCCGCACCCGCGGCGGCTATTGGGGACCGAGCGCCAGCTCGGTCAAGATCACACGGGCCGACGGCACGACCGAGCTTCAACGTGCCGAGTCGGACGATTTCACTCGGTGGCGCGACCACCGCCGGCGAGGTGTGGGGCGCCCGGGCAAGCCCAAACGCCCCACACCAGGACGCGGCATTGGGACCGCTGACCAGAACTCTGGACCCCCGGACCCACCCCGGGGGAGGCCGAAAGATCCGGCTGGCTCGTGACGGTAACGCCGTGTATACGAATCGCGCCCCGAGGGAGCGGCCTATGAGGCCGGGTGGCGCGTCAGTGGTAGGGAGTCGGCCGTGGAACGAAGCTCGTGCAATCGGTTGGGCGGATGGATGCTCGCGCCCCCAGGGAGGTCCCAGGCGGCCTGAGGGACGCGACACCCCGGCTGCGTTGCGCTCTCACCGCCGATGCCGACCCTTCGGGCCGGCCTCGGCGGATCGGCGCTTCGGAGGAACCTTGGAGCGTGCTCAGACAACTACCCAGAACGCGGCTCACCCGACAGAACGACCTCGACCGGCGCGAACCGAGTACACGAACAACCTGGCGCACGACCACGCAATCGACGCTGGCTTCACGCGCCTGCGCATAACCGACGACGCCGGCGAGACCGTCGGCATCATCTGGGCCCGCAGCGACGACGACGGCTACCTGCGCTCGCTGATCCCCGACGGGTTCAGGGCCATGATCCGCCGAGGTCGGCCCGCCGGCGAGGTGACGCCGTGACGTGCGGCTACGAATGGAGCGACGGCTGGGGCGACCACGCCTGCCACCTCGACGCCGCCCACGACGGCGACCACCGCTGTCACTGCGACACCACCACGCGCCGAGGCGACCTGTGCCCGGCGTGCGGCCACCCGGTCACAACGCTCATGCACGTGCTCGGCTGCGAGCGCGCTAGCGAACAGGAGGAACCGTGATGTTGGAACAGGCCCGAGAGCTAGCGGCTCGGATCGTTTCGACGTGGGCCGGCGGGCCCACCGCCGAGGTGTGGATTGAGGAACTCGTGCTACTGGACGAGGGGCCAGCGGGCACGGCGTTCGTGCGGCTGCGCCGGGAGCTTGAGCGGGCACCGTCGGTCAGACGATTCCTCGAGGCCTACCGCTCGCTGCACACCACCCGCGCCCCGGTGCGAGTCGAGTGCTCGCGCTGCGACGGCTCGGGCTGGTTCGAGAGGACCGAGCACGGGCCGGGCTGCCCGCGCCGCAAGGGCGCCACCGCGTGCGCGTGCACGGCGGTGCTGCCGTGCTCGTGCCCGGCCGGTGCGCAGTACGAAGACACCTACCGGGCTATCGGCCGGGCCAACCGCTGGCCGTCGCCGGCCGAGGTCAAGGCGGCCCGGGCCGCCGAGGCCGGGCGCCAGGGCGAGCTGCTGTGATGCGGCAGGCTGGCGCACGATGACACACACCAACCCGACCATGGACCCGCGCTTCGCCGCGGCAGTACAGCTGTTGGAGCGCACCGGCGCCCGGCAGTTCCGCATCGGCTACAGCGACCCCGATCAGGGCGAGCCCGTCGTGTGGTGGGCGACCGCCACGTGGGGCATGAACCCCTCGACCGGCAAGCCGATGGCCAAGGGCGGCCGGCTGATGCACGAGGCCGCCGCCGGCATGAACGGGCTGCGGGCGGTGCTGCGGCTGTGCGAGCAGGTGATCGACGGCGGCGAGTGCACGCACTGCGGGCTGCCGACGATCTTCGTTGATGACTCCGACACCACGCTGCTCGACCGAATGGGCTGCGTGTACGCGTGGGACCCCGAGCTGGCGACGTTCCGGCGCGGCTGCGAGGGCGATCAGTGAGGCGGCTCGCGCCCGGCGTGTACGACGACGGCGACGGCGGGATGCATCTCGTGCTTCCCGAGCTGCTAGCCGCCAACGGCTACGCCGACACGCCCGCCAACCGTGAGGCGATGGTGGCGGCTGCTCGCCAAGTGTTCGGTGACGGCCTAGAGGTTGACGACTGATGCCGTTGCTCAACTACACCACGAGCGTGGCGGCGACCCGCACCGCCGCCGAGATGACGCATGTGCTGGCGGTCAAGGGCGCCAGCCAGATCATGATGACGTACGACGCCGGCCGCCCGACCGGGCTCGCCTTCGCCATGCCGACCGCCCACGGGCTACGCCGCTTCACGCTGCCGGTCAACGTCGAGCGCGTCGCCAAGGTGCTACGCAACGACCGGCAGGTGCCGCCGCGCTACAAGTCACCCGAGCAGGCCGAGCGGGTGGCGTGGCGGATCATCAAGGACTGGCTGGAGGCGCAGCTGGCGATCACCGAGACCGAGATGGTCACGCTCGACCAGGTGATGCTGCCGTACATGCAGAGCGACGACGGCCGTACGGTCTGGGAGTTGTACCTCGACCAGCAGCTCGCCATCGGCGCCGGCGACCGATGAACGACAACCAGCGCCTCGCGCTCAGCCACGCGTGCCACCTCGGCGGCGAGACAATTCACCCTCGGTTCCGCTCGCAGAAGGGCGCCTGGTCGCTCGTGCTCACCGTGAACACCGGCTACGAATGAATCGAGGCCGGCTACGGCGGGCCCGTGTGGCACGCATCAGTCGCCCACCACGGTCAGCGGCCGCGCCCGCCCGGGCCCGAACACCTCGACCGCGCCCGTCGCGCCCTGCGAAGCGTTGGTGACCCGGCCTACGAGTGGACTCAGTTCGGGGCTCGGGTGGCTCACCTACGGCGCCGGCTCACCATCGCTGAGCAAGCCGGCGCCGGGCTGATCGTGCGCGACGTACGGGGCACCCCCGAAGCTGCGGCCCTGTTGGCCGCCGTCGCCCGCTGGCTGCCGGTCGGGTACACCGAGTGACCGGCTGCGTGCGCTGCGGGCTGCCGCTCGACCGTCCGGCGCCGGGCCGGGCCCTGCGCTACCTAGAGATGCGCCCGCCGCTGCTCGACGGCGGGCACTGCTTCGTTGCGCTCGGGCCGCCGCCCGCCGAGGTGTGGTGGTGCGTCGGGTGCTACCGCGCCGTGCCGACGTGGGCGCTCACCGAGGGCTTCGTCACCACACTGTTGGACCGCTGGTGCCCGGCGCTATTCCGCCAGCTGGGCCCGGGCGCCGCCGCCGTTTCCGCCGTGTAGCATCCGATCACTGGCGAGCGTGGGGGCGCCCGAAGCACCCTAGCGGAAGTACCTGGGCGCCCCCACGCAACCGGTCATAGCGGGCCGAGCCCACGTCCGACCGGAAGCTGTAACAGTAATACCCTGATCTGTTAGCGCGTTTACAGTGCGGCTGCAAACGCTGCAAGAATCGTTTGCGTAGCCATGCGACGCCGCCGGAAGGCTGTGGCAGGGGACCTGGCCGGCGACGCCGCTGGGCAGCCACGACGAGCGGTTGATGACACACAACAGCCCGCTCGCCGGGCCACCCGGGCGCCGAGGCTACCGGCGCGCCGCTGTCGAGTTGGGGATCGCCCGCTGCGTGTCACGCGCTAACAGATGCACCGTTTCCAGTAGCGCTCAAACATCGTCACCCACCTACCCCGGGGGTCACCGACTCGTCACGCTGGTCGAACCGGGCGGCGGAGTGCGTCCGGGCTGTCTCTCTCCCCGCTTGGCCGTTGACGCTTGGCGATCACGGCGGCGCCCTACGCTGACCAGCGGTCGGTCCTCGACCTGGCGTCGCCACGAGGTAGCGCTGCTGACTGACGATCAAGGGCCCGGTGAAGCCGGATGGACCGACCGTCACCGCCCTACGCTTGACGGCGTGCCCCGCCATGGCTCGCCATACGGGCCCCGGTACGAGCGAGAGCGCCGAGCGATGTTGGCCCGTGGTGGGGCGTGCTGGCTGCGGCTGGTGTGCGACGGCGCGCCGGGCACGTCGCCTGACCACGACCCGCCGCTGGCGATGCACCATCACGTCGAGGGCTCGGGCTGCTGCGTGTTGCGCCTAGCGTGCGCGCCGTGTCAGCGCCGCCAGGGCTTGCTCATCCGCCGGCGTCGCTACGAAGCTCGCCGGCCGCCGGTGCCGTCGCGCCAGTGGTGAGGCGCTTAGTCATCACCCGCCCGTCGGCCACTCGGCATGCTCGCCACAGTTGTGCGCGGCGGTGCAGTCGTCGTGTCGGCCGTCGGTGAACGCCGAGTCATCGGTGAACGTCCAGTCGTCGGGCGACGGCGGCACGACGAGCGTGATCGTCACGCCGGGCTCGAGGTCTACGACGAGGCGGTCGGTGTAGTTGCCGGCGTCGTCAACGATGGGCCGAGCCGACACGCCGTTGCGCATGGCGAGCCCGAGCACCCACCCGACGTACAGCGCGTGGCGGTCGTCCACGAACCGATACCCGCCGCCGATCCGCCGGCGCGTCTTGTGCTCGGCCAGCAGCCTGACGACGTTGCGGTCTTGCGGCTGGTCGCCGTAGTGCATGTCGCCCCACCCGTGGCGAGCAAGCTCGGCGGCCAGACGGTCAGCGAAGTCGCGCTCGGCGGCCAGCTCGGTGCGCAGCGCGTCGTCACTCACTCGTTGCCTCGATGTGGTCGGCCAGCAGCGCGGCGATCAGCGCCACGTCGGCGGCCAGGGCGCGGTCAACCACGTCGGGCACCGGCGCCTCACTGCTGAGGACGTAGCCCTCCAGCTCGCCAGCCTTGGCGCGCAGCAGGCGCGCCGCCCGCTCGGGTGACAGTCGCTCGTGTGTCATGGCGCGCACCGTAGCGTGACGGCGTGAGCGACGAGTGGGACGAGCTGACCGCCGTCGAGCTTGCCCTGCCGGCGCCGCAGGGCGTGCGCATCGTGTTCGGTGACGGGACCAAGCTGCCCGTCGAGGTGCGCTACAGCGGCGACGAGGACGGCCGCCGCGTCTGGGTCGCCACGGTGTCGGTGCGGCTGCGCACGATGGTCGTGGGCATGGAGATCGACCACCTGCCCGCGATGACCGCCGTCGCTATAGAGGCTGCCGAGGTATAGGCCCGTTCGCTAGCGCTGCTCCGACCGGCACACCAGGTGGGCCAGACCCCCGATCGGCGGCTCCGTCCCTGTAGCAGTCCTCGTGACGGTTCACGGTTCTAAGGCTTGCGCCCAGTGCTGCCCGTGTCTGCGGCAACCGTAGCGCGGTCAGTGTCCACGGGCGTGCTAGCTCGCGGCGGGGAGAGAGACAGCCCGGACGCACTCCGCCGCCCGGTTCGACCAGCGTGACGAGTCGGTGACCCCCGGGGTAGGTGGGTGACAAGAGGGGCCACCAGTGAGCGGCT